CAGCGGCAACAACAACGGTCATAAGACAGGAAGCTACTTCGAGGTACAACACTCAGGTACCGTAGGAAATCAAATAATACTACAGCTCCAGGGCGATGTAGCGAACAATGCCCTATTCGTCTCAGGCAGCATCCTAACTTCCGGAAGCATCTTTGTCGCTGGAGATCTTGCAGTGAGTGGTGGTGATATTACAACCACCGCGACAACATTTAACCTGATCACCGGATCGGCAACAACGGTCAACTTTGCTCAGACAGCGAACACACTTAGCATTGGAAAGTCAGGTGGATCAACAAGAATTCTTGGTAATCTAACAGGGTCATTCACCTTCATAGACGAGAATCTCACAATTGGTGGACCATCGCAGGCTGACATATTAACAACAAAGACGACAGCAACGCTCTACAACACAGTCGCAACGACTGTGAATATCGGCGGTGCAGCGACATCTGTGAGCTTCGGAGCTTCAACAGGCCGCACGACCGTGAACAATGATCTTGCGATAACAACAGGCAATATCATCGGCGCGCCCGGTTCTCCGAGTGCAAACGTGATGACGCTGATCTCCAGCGGAAACATCATTGCAAAGCTCGACATTGACAAAAGCGCAGAGGGTCATAAGTTCATAGTCCAGGACGGTGGAGGAGCAGAACAGTTCTCTGTTGGAGAAAATGGAAATGCTGAAGTCTCTGGAAGTCTAGTTATTTCAGGTTCAACTTCGTTAGGCTCTACTGTAGAGCGTTTACAGACTTCTGTAGGCGGAACAGGAACTGTTACATTTGACACAACATACAATAGCATCTTCTATGTCAATTCTCCAGCAGGAAATATTCTTGCCAACTTTACTAATGTTCCAACTACTAACAACAATAGAGTCATTACGACTACAGTTATCTTCTCACAGAGCGCTACTCCAAGAATTGTTGATGGAATACAGGTCAATAGCACATCAGGTTCTATTCTCTGGGCGAACAAGACGACACCCACTGGGAATGCAAACCAGCAGGATGTCTTCGGATTCAGCCTCATCAGGTCGGGCTCAATCTGGACAGTCCTCGGCCAGATGAGCACATACGGTTGATCTGATGTACGGAAAGTTCTCAAATTTTGCGGGGCCCATCTCAACACGCCCTTTCACGAGCGGAAGTAGCATCGTTTCAACGGGTCTCATTCTCAACTATGACATCGGAAACGCTTCATCATACTCTGGGGCTGGTAGCACAGTCACAGATCTTCAGTCTAACAGCAACGCAACTCTCTTCAACACACCGACATACGCATCTGGCTACCTCACGTTCAACGGCACCAACCAGTACCTGGTGACCAACACCAGCCTCAACTCAAAGCTTTCTCCCGCGAACACATCAACGGTGACCTCCATATTCGCCTGGGTGTATCCCATAGACAACGGCGTTATTCTCCAGGAGCTGGGTCAGACGACCCCAAATTCTGCCTGGCACGACTCACAGATTGAGATGGTCGCTGGGACAATGAAGTTCTCTGTCTGGAGCAACCAGGCAGGATTTTCATCGACCATATCGACCCCACTAAGCGCCTGGTACTACGCAGGTTTCACGTTCGATGGATCGGTCCTGAGAGGTTATGTCAACGGTGCGCTTGCCGTTACATCCTCCACTATAACACGTTCGACTCCCTACAACGATGGAGGCAGCCTACCACTACACTACGCCATCGCCCACGCGGACGGAACAAACTTAGGAGACGGAACTTTCTCCAACATGAGACTCGGTGCCTTCCATGTCTACAACACGGCTCTCTCAGCAGGGCAGGTCTCAACTAACTTCCAGGCTGGTCGCAGCAGGTACGGTGTCTAATGTTTTCTAGAGTTTCTTCATTCGCTGGTTCAATAGCAGAGTTTTCTATCATCCAGCAACAAGGGGATTCTAAATGATCAAAGAACTTTTGAAAGATGAGGAAGGCCAGTCCACCGTCGAGTACATGCTGCTCATCAGCGTGATCGTCATCGCCATCGTTGCCGCGGCCTACGTGTTCATCGAGCCGTTCAAGCAGGGCGTGCTCGATCTAGGAAAGGACATCAAGAAGATCCTCTCCGACGGCAAGATCGGAAGAGTTGGAACAACAAGGTAAACAACATTTTTATAATCTGCGCAAGAATGTTATTATTGTCGCATGAATACACAAATTATTTTTGTCGCTGACTTATTTGCAGAAGATTATGAAGGCGGTGCAGAGCTTACAACAAAGGCCTTAATTGATAGCTCAAAAATCGCTATTAAAAAGATCAAGTCAAGTCATGTAACTGTTGAGTTCATTAAAGAGCATCAAAATGACTACTGGATATTTGGAAACTTTGCAAGCATCAATTTCAATCTGATACCTGCCATTGTTGGTAATGTCAATTATTCTGTCCTTGAATATGACTACAAGTTCTGCAATTACAGGTCTATAGAAAAACACAAAGCTTCAGCTGGAAAAGATTGTGATTGTGCTGATAGCGTCATTGGAAAGTACGTCTCAGCCTTTTATTACGGAGCAGATCACATCTTCTGGATGTCTGAAGGGCAAAGAGACAGATACCATAGTTACTTTCCTTACTTGAAATTTAGAAACCAGACTGTCCTTTCTTCTGTATTCGATCAGGACTTTTTTAATACTTTCGAGATTATGAAGAGTGGAAATGATGATCGATCCGGATGGGTTGTCCTTGGCTCTGATTCATGGATCAAAGGTAAGAATTCTGCTGTCAAGTGGTGCCAAGACAACAATAAGAATTTTGAAGTCGTATGGAATCTTCCGTATGCTGATCTTCTTTCGAAATTAGCAAGCGCTGAGGGATTTGTTTATCTTCCGCTTGGAGGCGACACTTGCCCAAGAATGGTTATTGAAGCTAAGCTATTAGGTTGCGATGTCATAGTCAATGACAATGTCCAGCACTCAAACGAAAAATGGTGGCAGGGATCACCAGATGACGTCTGTGATTATTTGAAAGCACGTCCAAGGGTATTTTGGTCTATCATCGAAAAATACTATAGAAGAAATCTGGGAATCTCTGGCTGCATTGTGACACAAGATTCCATGTCTCTAAATGAGCCATTTGTTGAATCAATTGAGACCATGCTAGATGTATTTGAGAAAGTTGTTGTAGTTGATGCTGGATCAAATGATGACACAACACTTGCGCTTAATGAAATTGCAAAAGATAATTCAAAGTTATGCTTGATAAAATCTCAATCAAGAGACCTTGACGCATGTTGGAAAATTGCAAGAGATTCATGTAAGTCTGATCTAATCTGGCTGAGCAAGCCAGATGAAGTTATTGACGACAATCATGCAAATTTGATCAATGTCGTTGTCTCAAATCTGCATAAGAGCCACCAGAATCTTGCAATGCCTCTTATCACATATAAAGACGAACTTCAAACAATTGATATGACGCAAGCGCCATGGAAGATTGCTTTAATTAGAAATTATCCGCATGTCACACTAAAATATGAAAATGATCGTCTAGACGTGATCAATTCTGAGACTAATGATAAAATTCAATTAGGGACTTTCTTTGGTCAAGATGCTGAGGACTTGCATAAGAATGCACAGCTTAGTGAGATCATGAGAGAAAAATATCTAACTTATCTCGACCAAGTCACACAAGTATTGCCTACAACTAGAAAATATCGGATTAAAAATGCCTAACATTTCAGGATATACTCTTACCTTTAACTGTGAATCGCAGAACTTTCCTTGGCGTGAGTCAATTCAGTCACATTTAGACTTTTGTAATGAGGTTGTTGTTATCGATGATAACTCTAGTGATGGGACATATGAGTCATTAGTTGAGTGGTCAGCTAAAGAACCTAAACTCAAGGTTCATTCTGCACAAAAGACCGAAGATGAAAGACTAAAAATCTACTCAGGCTCTCACCTAAAAACGTTAGGAAGAAAAATCTCAACAGGTGATTTTCTTTGGCAGTTTGATGTTGATGAAATTGTGCATGAAAATGATTATCAAAAGATTCATAACTTATGCGATGCTTTACCACAAGACATGAATCTTGTAGCGCTTCCTGTTCTTGAATATTGGGGTCCAAAAGGCAAGTGTAGAATTGATGTTAACACGTGGAAGTGGAGAATCTCTAGAAATAATCCCGATATTATTCATGGCATTCCAAAAGACCAGCGTGCATATGATGAAAAAGGCAATATGTACTCGAAAGGATCAGACGGAGATGATTACATCTACGAAAGTTCATTAGAACGTGTCCCATGGGCTATGACATGGACACCTGAATTTGAGAATCTTAGACACGCAGCACTTCACTATAAAACACGCGATATCTCTGATAAGTTTGGCGAGTTGATGATCATGTATATTGATCATTACCCAGGTGTTTATCATTATTCATGGTGGTCAATTAGGCGTAAGGTTGTTTCTTATAGAGACTACTGGAGAAAGCACTGGCCTTCAATTTTCAACACTGATCCGAATGACACACCAGAAAACAACGTATTCTTTGATAAGCCCTGGGCAGAAGTCAATGAAAATGACATTGATGAAGTTGCAATAAAACTTGAAAAGGAGATGGGCGGGTGGATCTGTCATAGAAAGGTCAACTTCAGTACGCCTACGCCCTGGTTTTATTGTGATAAGCATCCAAAAATAATGAAAACTTGGCGAAAGAAGAATAATATTTGAATTATGCTTGACCCAAAAGTTCTTGTTGCAATTTCCTGTTATAATCACGGAAAATTTCTTGAATCTTCTGTGGAAAGTATAATTTCACAATCGTATAAAAATCTAGATATTTGTATCATAAATGATTGTTCTTCAAAAGATCAACGTGTTGATGAGATTATTGAATCTCTTAAGCAAAGAGATTCTAGAGTAAGAGGAATAACGTTCAATACAAATATGGGTAAATGGCATTGCCTTAATGAGGCAATAAGAACTTCAAAAGCTGTTTTATGTACTTCTCATGATGCTGATGATATTTCATTACCAGAAAGAATTGAAAGACAAGTTAAATGTCTAATTGCGACAAATTCTCTACATAATCTCTGCGGTTTTTATCATTGCTGGTCGGAAGAAGATATCGAAAATTTTTCTATAAGTCACAAATCTAATAACGAATTATCTGTTATTCCAGCAGATGCTGTTAAAGAACTTGTCATCAAGGGATCAAAAACTCCAGGTATAAATCACTATGATACGGGTAATTTTGAGACAGCTGGAGTAACTGCTTTATTCTATCGTCAAATTTGGGAGATGGGCATTAGATTTAACCCACCAAATGCAGGACTGAGAGTTCTCGTAAGTGAAGATAGTGACTTTAACTTCAGGCTAACAGCAATGTTTGGCCAAACAACAATACTTGCAGAGCAGCAGTATTGTTATAGAAGAAATACATCAACTAATCAAGAGCTGATTTAATGACTAAATTTAAAATTGTTGTTCCGACATATAACACAGAAAATTGGATACAGCGCTGCCTCCTATCAATCAAGTCACAAGTCCACACTAATTTTGAGTGCATCATCTACAATGATGCATCAACAGACAAAACTGGTGAAAAGATTGATGAGTTTATTGCACACTTTAAAGATTCAAGATTTAGTGTAATTCACAATGTGTCTAATAAAAAAGCGCTACACAACATTGTTGAGGGATTCAATAAGCTTGATGCAAAAAGTGATCCTGAATCTGTCTTGATGATAATTGATGGTGATGACTATCTTTTCTGTGAGTACTCGCTAAGTCTGGTAGATCAAGCATATAGTCAGAGCAATGCTCTACTTACATACGGAAGCTTTATCCACTGGCCAACAGGAGAAATTTCATTTCCTAGAAATTTCCCGCCTGAAGTCGTTAGAGACAATTCATATAGATCGTACAAGTTTATCTCAAGTCATCTTAGAACATTCAAGAGTAGGCTCTGGTATTCTATCAAGGATGAAGATTTGCGTGATGAGGATGGATATTATTTTAAGACAGCATGGGATGTTGCTTTTATGATTCCAATGCTCGAGATGGCATCAGGAAGATTTATCTACATACCAAACATCCTGTACGTCTACAACAGGTGGAATCCTATAAGCGATGACGTGATTAACGCAGTTGACCAGAATAGAGTTGATCAACTTGTAAGATCAAGAACTGCTTATGGTGAGTTATGATTAGTTATCCATTGCTTGGCAGCTATGGAAGGCTAGGAAACCAAATGTTTCAAGTTGCAGCAACTTTGTCAATAGCAGATGTGCTAAAGACAAAAGCTGTATTCCCAACAGGTGCACAAATACTTGATGTTTTTTCTTTAGAAGACTGTGAATTTTCTAACAGCATAGAAGCAAAATTTATCTACGAAGAAAGATCATTTCTATTTGACAAAAATGTGTTCGAATTGCCTGATTATTGTGCAATTAAAGGTTACTTTCAATCAGAAAAATACTTCCTTGGTAAGGATAGTTTAATCCGCAAAAATTTCACATTTAAGAATGATATTCTAAGTGTTGCCCAAGACGCGATCAAAGCGTACGGTAATAATGTCTGTGCAATACACGTTAGACGCGGGGACTATCTAAAGTTTTATGATACTCATCCCTATGTAGGTGATGATTACTACACAAAAAGTATTAATTTAGTTAGAGAAAAATCTCCTAATTGTAAGTTCATAGTATTTTCTGACGATATTGATTGGTGCAAAAATAATAGAATTTTTCAAGATTGTCATTTTGTAGAAAATAAGACAGACGTGGTTGAACTTTGTATGATGACTCTGTGTAATTACCACATTATAGCTAATTCATCATTTAGCTGGTGGGGATCAAAGTTGTCGTCAAGTGAAATGACAATTGCACCTAAAACATGGTTTGGGCCTAAAGGTCCTGAAGACTGGGTCGATGTTTATTGCAATGGATGGGCAGTAGTTTGAGCAATTCAATCATCTTTATAGGCACAGGAAATTATATTAATTTTCTACCAAACTATTACGCTTCTATGAAGTCTCATTTTCTTCGTGGCGAAGACAATAGATTTCACGTATTTACAGATAATGTCGAATATGCAAATTGGCCTAATGACATGCAGGTCTATAAAATAGATCACATGCAATGGCCATTCATCACACTTCTTCGATTCAATTTCATCCATAATGCTATTGATGAAATCTGCAAATCAGAAAATTGTGTATTTGCAGATGCTGATTTGCTCTGGATGAAAGATACAACAGAAAGTGATCTTTTTAGGAATAAGAAGTATTTCGGGGTCCAGCACCCAGGTTTTGTATTTGAACCGCACAAAGCGACCTTTGAAAGAAATGAAGCAAGTACTGCTCATGTCACTATGAATGATGACCTAACGACTTATTGGCAGGGGTGTCTTTGGGGTGCAAAATCTCAAGAGTTTGCAAATATGATTAACATCCTTAAGCAACAAGTTGAAACTGATGTTAATAATAACATTGTTGCCTTGTGGCATGATGAATCACATCTCAATAGATTCTTTATCAATGTTAAAAATGAAGTTAATACACTCCATCCCGGATATGCAACACCGGAGAGATGGGATCATATTAAAGAAAAATTCTCAACAGTTGCTTTACATCTGCATAAGAGTATGCAAGAATTTCCTAGATTCGAGGGCATTAAATGAGTCATAATAAATTTGAAATTGCAGTTGCTGCAGTTTTTAAGAATGAATCACACGTCTTAAGAGAGTGGATTACACATTACCTTTCTCATGGATTTGATCATATTTATTTGATAAACGATGGTAGCACAGATAATTTTTTTCCACTTATTGAGACTTTCATTGATGAAGGAAAAGTAACTTTATACAACAATGATTTGAATACAAAAAACGTCGGCCGCCAGATATCAATATATCAAGATTACCTAACAGAAGCAAGAAAAGTCTGTAAATGGCTGGCAGTATTTGATTTAGATGAATTCTTTATCTATGAAAAGAGCTTAAATGTCAAAGATTTACTTCAAAAAAATGAAGATGCATCGCAGATCATAGTTAAATGGAAGCATTTTGGTTCGTCTGGGCATGTTTATCAACCAAGAAGCGTTGTCCAATCATTTACGAATAGAGCAAAAATGGATAATGGGCCAACAGTTAGCTATTATGGGATGAAATTCATAGTAAAGACAAGTGATTTAAAAGCGTTTGACGTTCATCAATGCAATGTTGCGGGTAAAACTATCACTTGTGACGATGCATGGATTAATCACTATGCAATTCAATCATGGGAATATTTTTCTAATGTAAAAATGACTAGAGGCGATGTCAATAATTGGTTTGATCATGTTGGCTTAAAAAGAGATCTTGATTATTTTAAAAAATATGATGTAAATGAAGTTCAAGATACAGATCTTTCATGTCAAAATTTGAATCTGTGCAATAAAGTTACTGTCGTAATTACATCATGTAATAGGCCCGATCTTCTTAGACAGACATTAGAGTCTTTTTTGATTTTTAATACATACCCCATTGAAGAATTCATCATAGTTGAAGACTCTGGAAAAAACGGTATCAATGATTTTTGTTATGATATTCTTCCTAGAGATAAAGTAACACTATTGTATAACGAAAAAAATATAGGTCAAGCTGCTTCAATTGATAGAGCTTACTCTAAAGTAAAGACAGACTTCATATTTCATTGCGAAGAAGATTGGGAATTCTATAAAAAAGGATTCATCGAAGCATCGTTTGAGTTACTCAATAATGACCCTAAGATATTCACAGTCTGGTTAAGGGCACATAACGACACTAATGACCATCCTGTTGTAAATGGAAAATATGGCAAAGAGATGAGTAGAGACTTTAGATATGGAAATTACTCATGGGGCGGTTTCACATTTAATCCTGGCCTTAGAAGCACAAATCATGCGCTCATGTTTTCGCCACTTTCAGCCTATGTCAATGAGTCTGAGTATAATATTAATAAGCTTTACCAGAAAGCAGGCATTTATGCGTCTATTACGCAAGATCCTAAAGGTTATGTGAGGCACATAGGGTGGGGAAGGCATATTAAGCGTCCCTGGGAGTGAAAATTGATAAAGAATTTTCTAGTAACAGGCTCATCTGGCCTGCTTGGAAGTGAGATTCTTGCCCTGTCTCCTGACTCCGTCGGACTCAGCTCGAAGGAATGTGATCTCACAGATTCGAATCATGCTATCCTCACTCTGGAAGATAGACGAGTAGACGCTGTCATTCATTGCGCTGCAAGAGTCGGAGGCGTGAAGGCCAACACCGACTATGTTGCTGACTTCTTCGATGACAATGTCAAGATGAACATGAATGTGCTCGATGCCTGTAGAGAGAAGAAGCTAAAGCTTGTCTCTGTGCTCTCGACCTGCATCTATCCAGACGCGCCCTACGTGAAGTATCCTCTCACTGAGGACCAGCTTCACATGGGCCCACCTCATCATTCGAATTTTGGTTATGCATACGCGAAGCGCATGTTGGAAGTCCAGAGCAAGGCATATCGTCAGCAGTTCGGTTGCAACTTCATCTCAGTCATCCCTAATAATCTTTACGGCATTAATGACAACTACGATCTTAACAGCGGACATGTCATTCCTTCACTTATACGCAAGTTTCATGAGGCGATGCTTGAAGGCAGAAATGAGGTCATCGTCTGGGGGTCTGGACGTCCAATTAGAGAGTTCACTTTTGCTAGAGACGCAGCAAAGATCATCCTGTGGCTCGCAGAAAACTATGACGGTGACGATCCTGTCAACATCGGCAATCCTGATTGTGTCTCTATCGAAAATCTTTCTCTGATGATCGGAGAAGAAATAGGATTTGAGGGACACGTGAAGTTTGATGCGTTAAAGCCTGATGGTCAGTATGAGAAACCCTCATCGAACCAGAAGCTTAGATCTCTTGGCTGGACGGATGAGTACACACCGCTTCGTGATGGCCTTAGAGCGACAATAAAGTCATTTGTAGATAGATATCCTGACGTTCGCGGCATATAATTCAAATATGAAATATCATCTTGGTTGTGGAACAAAGCGCCTTGAAGGGTTTGTTAATATTGACGCTGTCATGAACAAATCAGTCGATATTATTGATAATATTGCGATACTTGAGACACAAGAAGATAACACTGCAGATCTTATTTATGCATGCCACTGTTTAGAACATTTTGGGCGCCATGAAGTTCTAAAAGTATTAGAACAATGGAATAAAAAACTAAAACCAGGTGGTAAAATAAGAATAGCAGTCCCTGACTTTGATGCGGTTGTTAATATTTATCAAATTAACAAAGATGTTAATCAAGTTCTTGGCCTTGTCTGTGGTGGCCAAAGAAATGAATACGATTATCATAAGATGATATTTACATTTGAAAGTCTTTCAAATTTGTTAAGTTTGTCTGGTTTTATCAACATAAGAAGATATGATTGGAGAGAAACTGAACATTCTAGTGTTGATGATTATAGTCAATCATATATTCCTCATATGCAAAAAGAAACAGGTCTTTTAATGAGCCTCAATGTTGAAGCAATAAAAAACCCTAATTAAAGAGATTCAAATTGGACAATTTTACAATTCATGGTGTAGACTTCACTTTTGATACTGTTGCTAATTCTCAAATAGTCAATTATGACTGGTTTATGGGAGCATTATCAAGTGGTAGTTGGGAAAAAGAAACATTTGAAATATTTGAATCTGTTAAAGATAAAACTAAAACAGCGATTGATATTGGTGCATGGATAGGACCTACTTCTATATGGCTGTCTAAGAATTTTAAAAATGTTATTGCAGTAGAAGCAGATAGGATGGCAATTAGTGCGTTAAAGGCTAATTTAGAATCATCTAATTGCAATAATGTCAAAATAGTAGAAAACCCTGTCTTTTCAAAATCAAATGTCAATTTATACTTTGGCTGCAACAGTAAAATCAAAGCAGTTCTAGGTGATTCAACTAGTCAATTAAAAGAGAACACAACAGATAACAAAGATTTTGAAGTACTTACTGTATCGATTCACGACCTCCTTAAAGACTTGAAAGATGTATCTTTCATAAAAGTTGATATTGAAGGCGGAGAAGAAAATATTATTCCAGACCTTTTTGAGATATGCAAATCTAACGGTTACAGTTTATTAATCTCATTTCACTATGGGTGGTGGAAAGACCATAACTTAGAAAGATTTGAGAAATACTTCAATTTGGCTTCAAATGAAAAAGATATTTCTAAATTTATAAAAAGTAATCCTTTCGGCAGTCTCTTCTTAACATTCTAAATGTATGATTTAAAATCGGTCAATAAATGAGAAAAACAGCATTCATAACAGGAGCAACAGGACAAGATGGAAGTTATCTTGTTGAGCTTCTGCTGGACAAAGGCTATAATGTTCTTGGAATGAAACGAAGGACATCTCTTTTGTCAACAGATAGAATCGATCACATTCTTGCACACCCAAGATTTCAATTAGTTTATGGATCAATGAACGATACAGGATCGATGTATCGTCTTTTCAATAGCCAAAAAATTGATGAAGTCTACAATCTTGCTGCTCAATCACATGTTCGTGTATCTTTTGATGTTCCCGAAGAAACCGTAGATGCCGTTGCAATGGGCCCTCTCCGACTTCTTGAATGTATTCGAACCATGCAGCCCCAGTGTCGATTTTACCAGGCATCATCTTCCGAAATGTATGGTGACAATCCTGAGCACCCGCAGAACGAGGAGACAAGGCTCATGCCTGCATCTCCTTATGCCTGTGCCAAGGTTTTTGCTCACGGACTTACACGTAACTATCGAGAAAGTTACGGAATTCATGCCTCCGCAGGCATTCTCTTCAATCATGAAAGTCCACGCCGCGGCGAGACATTTGTCACCAGAAAGATCACGCTGGCTGCTGCCAAGATCAAGCTTGGCTTACAAGAAAAGATCGCACTCGGAAATCTCGATGCGCTCCGTGACTGGGGTTATGCTAAAGATTATGTTGAGGCGATGTGGCTTATGCTACAACAGGACAGACCTGACGACTATGTGGTAGCGACAGGTGAGACACACACAGTTCGTGAATTCTTGAATGAGGTTTTCGAAATTGCGGGTCTTGACGTAGACAAACATCTTGTGATCGATGATAGGTTGAAGCGGCCTCATGAGGTTCCTTGGCTTGAGGGTGACTACTCGAAAGCGAAAGAGAAACTTGAATGGAAACCGAAGACTACATTTAAGGGTCTCGCAAGACTCATGTATGAATCTGACTTTAATAATCTAGTAAAGACAGAAAAATTATAATATAATTCATATGTGATTACATTTCCAACTGGCAAACCACACATCTCATTTTCTGAACTTAAAAACTACCATGAGTGCGGATGGAGACATAAGCTTCTTTATATAGACAAGATTAATCTTTCAAAGCCTAGTGAAAATCTAGAATTTGGCACGGCAGTTCATGCCGAGTGTGAAGATTATCTTAAAAATAGGATAATGAATCCTGATCGTCTCGAAGCAGAGATTCGAAAAGTTTGGGAAGAAAAGTCATTGGCCAACGTTGATTCTTGGGTCAAGGAAGGCAAGCAGATCCTTGAAGATGTCCCTAAATTTATGGATGAGACATTTCCTGAGTGGACATGCATTTCTGCAGAACATGAGCTTTACGAAGAGATCGTAGGGCACGATATAAAGTTCAAGGGCTTTGTTGATGCCATGATCAAAGCCAAAAATAAGCGTGGTCAATGGTGCCTATGGATTCTCGACTGGAAAACGTCAGGACCACGCGGATGGAATGCTGATAAACGAAGGAACGAGCTTGTCCAGGCGCAACCTGTTCTTTATAAGAACTTTTGTTCTCAGAAATTTCAAGTTGATCCAAAAGACATCAAGTGCGGATTTGTTTTATTGAAACGTGCATTAAAGCCAGACAAGGCATGCGAGTATATTGAAGTCTCTGCAGGCCTTAAAACACTAGAAAAATCAGACAAGCTTGTCAATTCAATGATCAATGGTGTCAAGGCAGGAAAAGCATTCCAAAATAGGTCTGCATGCAAGTTTTGTGATTTTAAAAATACAGAATATTGCAAAGGCTCAGGTGAATTTGAGCCTTTTACCAAGTGAAAAATTGTATATGATTAATCAGCATGAACAAGAAATATAAAGTTTTGGTATTATCTGATCACGCACTTTCAACAAGTGGTGTAGGAACACAGACAAGGCACCTTTTGACAGGTCTTCTCAAGAAAGGTCACTGGTCATTTAGGCAGTTTGGTGCAGCAATGAAGCACACAGACTATCGAACTGTTGTTATCAATGAAGACTTTATTATCAAGCCTATTGACGGATTTGGTAATAGAGATTTGATTAGAGTAACGCTTGCAGCAGAGAAGCCTGATCTCATCTTGATTTTCACAGACCCAAGATTTTTTACTTGGCTGTTTGAGATGGAAGATGAAATTCACCAGATGTGCCCTATTGCTTGGTGGCATGTTTGGGATAATGGACCATTTCCAGCATACAATGATGCTTTCTACAAGTCTGTAGATCTAATAAATTGCCACTCACATATGACTTATGAGTTGATTAAGGATCAATATCCAGACAGTGTTAATTACATACCTCACGCATTGCCTGACACACTCTTCTTTCCATTTGATAAACATGTTAGACAGAATTACAAGGCTAGCATTTTAGGACCTGCAAGGCAAGATCACTTTGTAGGGTGTTGGGTCAATAGAAATGCAAAGAGAAAGCGTTCAAGTGACGTTCTTCTGTCTTGGAAGATTTTTCTTGATAGAATGCAAGAAAAACACGGCCATAAAAAGGCTACGTTGATTATGCACACAGATCCAGTAGACAGTGAGGGCCCAAATCTTTATGCCGTAACTGAGATGTTAGGTATCAACGATAATGTCTTCTTTTCAACAGACAGAATAGAATTCGAAAAGATGAATGTTATCTATAATATCTCAGACTTCTGCATGAATATTAGTTTTGCTGAGGGATTTGGTCTTGGGACACTTGAGTCAATGAATGCAGGCACTCCAATCATAGCAGCAAAGACAGGTGGTCTCACACGTCAGGTCATAGACTATAGCGACGGCACAGAAAATGGAGTTGCTCTTGACATAGACATGAAAACTCTTGTCGGAAGTCAAGTCGTCCCATACATCTATGAAGACTATGTCAGTTGTGAGAGCGTAGCTAATGGAATTCTAAAATTCTTTGAGACTCCTGATCAAGACAGAGAGATTCTTAGGAAAAAAGTTAGAGATTATGCTACAACTGCTTTCAATTATCAAAAAACTATTGATGATTGGGACAAAACTGCGCTTAACATCATTGAGAACTGGAAGTCTAGAAGGAAAAATTGGGAGGTCAAGAGTTTCTAATGAAGAGTGTCATTATAAGAGCACCGCTCCTTAGCATTTCTGGTTATGGCGAACATTCACGACAGATTTTTAAGTTTCTTTCTTCACAAGAAGATATCCAGATTAAGACACAAGTTGTCCAGTGGGGTAACACAACCTGGTATATAAATCCAGAAGACCTTGATGGATTAGTCGGAAAAATAATGAATGCCTCAACTGCAACTCAAGAGGGTTACGACGTCTCAGTCCAGGTCCAGTTGCCTGACGAGTGGTCAACGACACTTGCAAAATTCAATGTAGGTGTTACAGCAGGTGTCGAGACAGATATTTGCAATAAATCTTGGGTCGAAGCAATAAACAAGATGGATCTTGTAATTGTTCCAAGTGTGCATGTTAAGAAAACATTCGAGAATTCGGGCACTCTTACCACACCCGTTGTTGTTATTGGAGAATGGTACCAGGAAGAACTTGATCTAGAGCCGCTTGAGAGCGTCACAAATTTGAAATTTGACACAAGCTTTAATTTCTTAGTTGTATCACAGCTTACATCACTTTCCAATGACACAGACAGGAAGAACATCATCAATACGATCAAGTGGTTCTGTGAGACATTTCAAAATGACAAAGACGTTGGTTTAATTTTAAAGACCAATATTGGTAGAGGAACTGAGATTGACAGAGTCAATGTCTATTCGACTATTGATAAGGCCATTTCGACGTTTAGGAAGTCACAGTTTCCAAGAATTCATGTTGTTCATGGTGCAATGTCATCTCATGAAATTGCTTCTTTGTATCGTCATCCTTCAATCAAGTGTTTTATCAACCTGACACGGGGAGAAGGATTTGGGATTCCAATTCTAGATGCAACGATTGCAAAACTTCCAGTGATCACGACTAACTGGTCAGGTCATCTTGACTTTATGAATCTTGGCAAATTTATTGCAGTTGATTATAAGATGATAGAACTTCCTGAAGCAAAGATCGATAAAAGGATTTTTGTTGAAAATGCAAAGTGGGCAGACCCGATTGAATCAGATTTTAAGAAACGTCTCAGCAAATTTAGATCAAGCTATCTAGTTCCTAAAGAATGGTCCACATCTCTTTCAGAAAAATGTAAAGAAAAATTTTCAAGAAGTTCAATTGAAAAAGATTATCAAGAATGTTTTAGAGAAATTTTAAGATGACAATCATACTAGTCATACTTGTCGTCATATTTATGACATCAACTATTTATTTTGGCTTAAAATGCTATGAATTTGGAAAGATGATTCTAAGCGTTCAAGATTCAATTGAGAATTGTCTTGACATATTAGATGAGCGGTATGCAAGTATGTCACAAGTACTCGAAAAACCCGTATTCTTTGATTCTCTTGAAGTAAGACAAGTAATTAAGGATATTCAAGACTCTCGCGACTCAATTCTGGTTGTCGCCAGTAGCCTAACTAAAAGCATAGAAAACGTGAGCGACAATGACAAGCAAGACACTAAAGAAGAAGGTCTCAAAGGCGAATGATCTAAAGTACTACTTCCATTCAGGAACGCACACAGCGATCATAAGCTTTCAATCAGAGATAAATCAAAAAGCCAAAGAAGACATTTATGTAAAAGAGATCCTACCTGCTTTTAACAAGCTTGTAGAAAATCTCATTTATATCCATGGAAATCCACTAGTTATAGCATCTGATGACTTTAAAAGTGATTGTATAACATTTCTATACGAAACACTTAAAAAGTTTGATGCGTCTCGTGGGACAAAAGCATTTTCTTATTTTAATGTTGTTGCTAAAAACTGGATCATTGTCAAGAGTCGCCAGCGTCTAAAGCAAAATAATCGTCATATTAGTATAGAAGAAAAAGGAGTCATCACAGAGATAGAGATGATTCCTTTCACCTTGGGAAAACATGACCCTCTAGTAAATGCAGAGTCAGATTATAACGAAACAATTTTAAATATCAATACAATACTTGAAAAAGTCAAAAATCGCCTTGTATGTGAGAATGATAAAATTTGCATGGACTCCATTATCAAGTTATTTGATAATATTGATAATCTAGAAAGCCTTAACAAGAGAGCAATTTTTGTCTATGTGAGAGATATGACCAACTTGACACCAAAGCAGCTTTCGTTGTCAATGTCAGCAATTAGAAAGCACTACAGGGAAATTAGTAGGTCAACTATCTTCTAGGAGACTAAATGGCAAAAACAACAGTCGAGAAGTACACTGACGAACTCGATAAGATAAAAGAAAAAGAAAAGAAGGTCAAGCAATTCACTGAACTTTTGTCGTCAATCAATGAGCTTGATGACAAAAAGAAAGTTCTCTGGCGTGAAATATATGAGAATGCTGTCGAGGACAGGCAAAATGCAGCAATTCTTTTCACAGACACATTAATGCAAGTAAAGGGAAATGCAGCTAACCACAATATTCTAGGTCCTGTCATTGCCAAATACCTTGAAAGAATGTCGAAAGCTAATGATCAAATATTGAAACTTGCTGAACTTGTTGCTAGAGAAGATGAGAAATCAATAGACACTGATTCGATCTTTGATAAGATAAATAATGTAGAGGACTAAGAATGAACGACATTCTTGACGTAATTGCCAATATCATGGATGAACACGCAATTATGTCTAAGATGTTCACTGTTGATGTTGTTGAATATTTTGACAATCCTATAACAGAAAGCAGTGAATACTCTTCTATTCTTGAAAAATACTCAGGATTGACGATTCCCATAGTTAATCCTCAAATTCTTACGACTATGCCTCGAGGTTCTATCTTAGGAAGATACAAAGACTTTAAGGGCAATAGCGGAACGTATGTCTTTTACCCATTTTTCTCTCATCTGCACATGCCTGTCAAGCCAGGTGAGCAGGTGTGGGCATTAAATAATAGACAGTTTGGATTTTGGGTTTCTAGAAAGCCTGCAGACCTTATTGCAGAAGATCCTAACTTCACACACAATGATAGAGGCATTAACAATAAATCGTTTGTCAATGTCAAAGGCGAAGCACCGCTAGCACGCAGCTTTAACGAAAATACGCGCGGGGCAACAAGTTACAAAGACGTAGTAGAAAATTCAACGTCTTATAAGACAGAATTTCAAGGTGAAGCTGTACCAAGATATGCACCCGTAGGACCAGACCTCAGTATTCAGGGATCTAATAATTCGCTTATTGTGTTAGGAAGTGCTTCAACAACAGGAAAAAAGTTAACCGGAGCTGGCCTAATTGATTTGGTTGTAGGTAGAGGCCAAACACAGGATACAAAACCTGCCGCGACATTTACCAACACAAGAGCATACAACGAAACAGATAAAGCAACTCAAAACCAGAATTTAAATGAAGGTGATTTAGACTTTATAAATGACCTATCAAGAATTCACATCTCAATGCAAGATGATCCAGATCAAAAGTTTGGAATCAATGTAGGGACAAATCTCGGAACAGGACCGACAGTTGTCGCTAAATCCAACAAAATCAGGATACAATCAAGAGAAGATCTTAAAATTACCGCAGGCAATGTTGGCATCATAATTGATGGTAGCAAAATCACATCGACGAATAACACGGGCGCAGGCGCAACTGACATAATCATTGAGACATCTCTAAGCTTCCAGCAGCAACTTGCTAACTCATTAATAGAAATTCAAACTGCGTTTGGAGCGCTAGGAATAACTCTGCCAAACACAGCAAGTTTGATTACCCTACTGTCCAACAAACAATTCAGCTCTAAAATAGCTAGGAGTGACTGATATGGCTCTTGACCCAGCGAAGCTTGTAGAGAAAATGGACCAAAAAGCATCAGCTATACTTGGACTACCTTATACATCTAATAGCTCAGAAATGAAAGAAAAGTTATTTAAGGTAATAGCTGAATCTGTGATAGAGCATTTTCAAGAAAATGCTGAGGTTAAAGTCCTAATTGTCGGATCAGATGCAGGAGCTGCGTTAGGTGCCAGCACAGTTGCTGACAATATTGAAGGAAAAATATTGGTTCCCGACGTTGAATTAAATACTGCAATTGCTGCTGTTGTTGCATCAGGCAACATACCTGCATCATTTGTACTAAGAAACTCGGGTTTTGTGAAATAGCCGAACTAGGTCACCTTAGTGACAATATAATTAGATTTGATGGCATCACAAACAACAACACCCGAAGTCACTACAAGAAAATTCAAGGGAAGTAGCGTCATCAATCAAAGAATTGATGATGTTAAAACAGACTCTCCTATTGTCTATGGCATTACTACACCGCTAGCGCCGCCTAAATTGAATGGGACACTGTTTAACCAGACTACAGATATTTCAATACAAGTTGTAGACAACTTTAAGAATATGCTGTATACAAATCACGGCGATCGATTGGCTAAGTTTGATTTTGGCGCTAACCTTAAGTCTCTATTATCAGAGAGAACCGCGAGAGAAGACTGGATTCAAGAAGCGACGAGGTTGATTAGTCTAACAACAGGTAAGTACATGCCTTACATAAGCATCGATTCAGTTGATGTTCTCTCGTCTCCTGCACTTAACAATGGCACAAGCCAGATTACGCTGGTTGTTACTTTTTCTATTGCAAAGTTAGGAATTGACAGGCGCCGTCTTGAAATTCAAATGACTAATCTAGGATAATGACATGTCATCAATAAACGTTAAGAAAAGCTTACTTCAGAAAAAAACAAGAGATTATCTAAATAAAGATTTTGATGGTTTTAGAGGCGCACTTTTACAGTATGCTCAAACTTATTACCCAGAGCAGTTAAAAGATTTTAGTGACGCTTCTGTTGGCGGAATGTTTGTTGACTTAGCAGCCTACGTCGGCGACACGATGTCATTTTATCTCGATCACCAGTTTAATGAAACCAATCTTGTGACTGCAGTCGAGCCTAATAACATTGAAAGAATGATAAGACAGGCTGGAGTAAAGATCACAGGAGCAGCTCCTGCACTTGCAAATGTCAATCTTTACATTAGAGTAGAAGCTGAAGTTGTGAGTGGTATTTACCAACCTCGCAAAAATTACCTACCAACAATCAAGGCTGGTTCAAAATTTCAGTCATCATCGGGTATTATATTTGAACTTCTTGAAGATGTTGATTTTGCCGAAGAAAAAAGTAACGGAGACCTCGATGCAGATATTGCAATTTATTCAACAGATATCTCAGGAAACCCTTCTTACTACGGCATAACAAAAACAGGAATTATAACGTCAGGCGAAACTACAACAGAAACTTTTAATATATCAGATACTTTTCAACCTTTTAGAGCGTTAACTCTTTCAAAATCAAATGTTTCGGAGATTGTAAGAGTCATTGATTCGGATCTCAATGAGTACTATGAAGTTGATTCATTAAATCATGATGTTGCCTACAAAAGAGTTCAAAACACAAATCAAGATTCTGATAAAGTTACCGATAGCCTCTATGTCATACCCGCTCCTTACAGGTTTATTTCAAACACGACGCTCAACACTGCGATAACTACTATAACATTTGGTTCGGGACGTGCTGATACGCTAGATGACGATATTTTACCTGATCCGAGTGAAGTCTCACTTACACTTTATGGTGACAGAAAGACTTTCACGAGAGTTGCAATAGATCCAAATGCGCTTCTTGAAACAAAAAGCCTAGGGGTTTCTCCTGTCAATACTGTCGTAACAGTTCGCTATAGAGCCGGAGGCGGATTGAATCACAATGTTGCAGCAAATACAATAAGAACAGTGTATTCACTGACAACAGAATTCAATGTTGGAGTTCCGCCTACAAAAGTTGCACAAATCAGAACAAGTCTTGAGATCACAAATCCACAACAAGCGTCAGGCGGTGAAGACATCCCCACGCTTAATGAATTTAGAAATATAGCATTGAACTTTAGAAATGCTCAATCAAGATTAGTGACTAAGAGCGACCTTGTTGCTAGAGTCTATACTATGCCTTCAAATTTAGGAAGAGTTTTTAGAGCTGCAACAAGGTCAAATCCAACAAATCCTTTATCATCATTACTCTATATAGTTAGCAGAGATTCGAGCGGATATCTAGTAATTTCACCTGACACTCTTAAGAAAAATCTTGCCAAGTATCTAAATGAATTTAGATTAACTTCTGATGCAATAGACATTCTTGATACTGCTATTGTTAATTTTACTTTCAAGTACACAGTCGTTCTAGACACCAATGTTGATAAAACAACTACCTTGACGACATTGAACAACAAGCTTTCTGAATATTTAAAAACAGGTAACTTTCAAATAGACCAACCCATTGTCGTAAGTGACTTGATTAACATCATACTTAATCAAGACGGCGTCATATCACTTGATCGCTATGAGTTTAATAACATAATAGACACAGTCGATGAAAGAACTTACAGTCAAGTGTCTTATAATCTCGCAAATAATACGAGAAGAGGACTAATAAATCCTCCTGTAGGTGGAATTTTTGAGTTAAAATATCCATCATTTGACGTCATTGGAAATGCAGTTTAAGGATCAACATGTATAGAGTCATACAGCCTACCAAAGATTCCTATATCACCAATAAGATAGTTGGTCAATTTAGAGTTGTTGACTCTAACGTTGGCGCAGCAGGGTCTGTAGACATTTTCAAGCTTTATGACGAAAATTCTATTCAAGGTGAAACAACGCCAATTGAATTGTCAAGAGGTCTTATTCAATTTGACTTAAATCAAATTAGAGAATTGACAGGTACCATACTTGACACCTCAGACCCGTCATTCAATTGTAGGCTAAAACTCTACGATATTTACGGCGGTCAAACTACACCTAGCAACTTTACTTTGATAGTTTTTCCACTATCTAAGTCATTTGATGAAGGCCGTGGCAGAGACGTCATAAAGTTTGAAGATCTTGACGTCTGCAATTTCATAACAGCCTCAGTGATTACGACACCTTCAATCTGGAATATGTCAGGTGCAAATGCACAAGGCTTGTTAGGTAGCAACAACATCGATATAATCTCATCAGGTAATCTAAATGACGGAAATGGAATTGTGAACTTGTATGCTACACAATCTTTTCCGCTAGGAACTGAAGATCTTGATGTCGATGTTACAAAAATAATCTCTGGAACTTTGGCAAATTTAATACCTGACTGCGGTTTTAGAATTTCTTTTAGCGGGTCTCAAGAGACTGATACACAAACACGCTTCGTCAAGAGATTTGCATCTAGAAACACGACAAATACAGCTAAGAGACCACAACTTGTTGTTACTTATAATGATAACATTAATGACGACCACTCGTTGTTCTATTTTGACTTAACAGGATCAATATTCCTAAATAACTTCCAAAGAGGCGCACCAGGAAACATTCTATCTGGAACGTCAGCAACACAGGTTCAAGGTGACAATTGTCTAAAGCTAAGACTTGTATCGGGATCTTTTAGTCAAGAATTCTCTGGATCACAACTAAAGCTAGGTGATAATTTTCAAACAGGAATCTATACATCATCTTTTGCAGTAAGCTCTTTTAACACAAATTTGACAGCTTCACTTATAGGTTCAAGTTCAATAACTTTCACAGAAATATGGTCATCACTGGATGGCAAAGTAGGTTATTACACGGGATCACTTGAGATCAAGAAGGTCAATAGAACGTCATTCGTACAGACACCTGAAAGATATTTTGTTAACATAACGAATATGAGACCTTCATATAAGAGCTCTGAAGTTTTCCGGTTTAGAATGTTTATTGAAGATTTCAATCTTTCTCCTGTCTATAGGAAGCTTCCGCTTGAGAACACGGGAATTGTCGTTGATGAGTGTCATTACAGAGTGAGAGATTTTGAAAGTGATGAAGTTATTATTCCGTTTCATTCCAACGGAACAAAGACGTCTAATGACGCACAAACACACTATTTCGATTTCTACATGTCATCTCTGCCACGAGGTAGAACTTACACATTTGATTTCATGATTGTAAATAATGGTCTTAGCGTTTTGATTAACGATGTCGCAGCAAAATTTAGGGTTGAGTGATAAATGAGATCAATAACTGGTAACAGGCCGAGTTTTAAATCACAAAGCTCACTTGGGGCTAGCAGCAAGCCAAAAGTTGTTGTTAAAAATATCTTCAATGACAGTCTTGAAAAGACTAACACACTTAGTCCGGATTCTTTTAGATACGACCCAGACGGAACAGGGCTTAAATCAACTCAAGAATTGAACATCGACTATTCAAGTTACGAGAATCATACGTTCTTTAACTCAGCACGAGCTAAAGTTGATGCTTCATTTAATTCAATAATTAATGATTTCCCATTTGATAAAGAAAGATCTTCAATTGAACTATTTCTAGACAAGCTGACAGGTTACGAAAAATACGTTTATGATTTATTTCCAAAAAACGTAGGTTACTTAAATTTCTCTGGTTCTAACTCTCCTTATGCAGGATCATACGTAACTGTTCGAGATGGAAAATCACTTAATTTTCCTACGTTAAACACTACAGATTATGGAAAGTCCGTACTTGATCCTAATGGATCAGGCATTGCATTTGAAATGCAATTATTTCTACCTAGTGACGTGAATGACAATCAAGTTGTATTCCAGCGTCTCTCAAGCGTCGCAGGAATTACTTTTGCAATCTCGCAGTCGTCAAGTACAACAGTTGCGACTGGCGTCTTTCTTATATCTTCTGGAAATAATGACGCATACATCGTAGCGTCAGGATCTATTGATAAAGGTGCCTTTAATCACATATGTGTTCAGACCATAGATGAAGATGGTGCAAAGAAAGCCGCCGTCTATATCAATTCGCTATTGATGTACACGTCATCAGATTCACAGGATTTTGGTAGCTTAATTTTTAACGGTCAGTCTCTGCACATTGGTTCTGGCTCAACTCACGCAAGCATAGATTATCAATTTACACCACGTCAGACCTTTTCTGGTTCAATCGATGAATTCCGATATCACAAAAAGCAAGTAACGGCTGACTACATCTCAAAATATCAAAAAACAGAAATCTATTCAGGTTCTGAAGGGCTTGCTCTATACTTTAGGTTTAATGAACCATCAGGTTCTTATCCAGGAAACTCAGTTGTTCTTGACTACTCTGGTAACCAGCTTCACTCCTATATCAATAATTTCAATGTCAATCTAAGAAGTACAGGGTCAATTATTCAACCTATAACATATGAGAACATTGATCTTTCACCTATACTTTTTGCAAATCACGATCAAGTAAGTCAATTAAATTCAAGTCTTTTAAGCGATGCAGCATCATTTGATAATGACAATCCTAATTTCATATTGAAGCTGATACCTCCTCACTACTTTGTTGTAGGCGCGCAATCGCAAGGATTTAACTCAATTGATCAAAATCTTGGAAATCCATATACAGCAGACTCTATACCTGGAACAGGAAGACTCAATAAACCACAAGAGATGCTTGCATTCTTATTGATCTATGCAAAATTCTTTGATGAAATCAAGCTTTTCATGGACTACTTCTCTAATATCAATATGGTTGATCTTTCTGACGAAGGTCTTGGTATTAATAAGTTTCTACCGTACATCTCGAGATATTATGGTTTTGACCTTCCTGACATGTTTACTAACACAACGCCTGATCAGTTCTTTTATGGTCAAGGTCTCGAAGACAATTATTCATACTCAAAATTGTCACTAAAAGAAGTTAGACACCAGATATGGAGAAGAATCTTAGCTAATTTAAGTGATTTCATCACCACAAAAGGCACAAGGACAGCAATCAGATCAGCATTTTTATCAACTGGAATTATACCTGAAAGCTTTTTCAATATTAGGGAGTTTGGCGGCCCTTCTGTAAAAAATCTCAAAAATCTACGACAGCAAACACAAGAAACGTCCGCCCTAGTTGACATGTCAGGTAGTTTAACTTCGTCACCAGGCGCACAAGACTCACAAGGGTTCTTTAGCAATGTACCTCATTTCACTTCAGGATATCTTTCTGGATCTCGTGTAGAGCCTGGCGTGCCTAATATTGCAGGCAACTTTGTCCTGGTTGGAACTTCAAGTGTCTCTAACAATCAAAATGACGGTCTAATGACCTCAGGATCATTTTCTATTGAGACATTAGTTAAATTCAAACCTAATTTAACACATAGAAACGAGCAGAGCCTCATAAGATTGCAGTCAACAGGATCAATTTCACTAACACTTGCGTCGCAAGCTTGCTTATTGAATGTTGTTTATAAACACGATGAGCAAACAAATTTAGGAGATCTTCACTTATACACGAGGCCCAGTACAGAAGCAGCAGCAAGCAGGCTTGATTTAACAATTAATGACATAAATCTCTTCAATGGCGAAAAGTGGTACATAGCTGCAGGAAGAACAAGAGGCGACTTGACATCAAGTTTGTCTTCATCTTATTTCTTACGCTGTGGTTATCTCGAAGATAAGACATCATTCAGCTACTTTACGACTGCCTCATATTTCTCTGAAACTATAACAGGTAACTCAGCCAATGACGCATTCCAGAATATATCGGCTAATTACAATAAGTCGGGTTCATTTTTAGTGATCGGATCACAGAGTTTAGACACTGCATCACCACTCTTCTTGAATGCTTACGGAAGTGATCTTGTGACCACATTTGATGGACAATTTTCACAAGTCAGATTTTGGTCTAAAGATTTGACAGAAACAGAGTCTCTTGAACATTTAAGAAATTACGCGTCAAGAGGCGTCGAAGATCCACGATTTAACTTCAATTTTGACACAGAGTCGACAGGAACATTTGAACGACTACGAATCGATGCAACTGCAGATCAAGGTACAACAGGTTCAAGTGTGACAGGCGGCTTTGTCCTCTTTGATTTCTCACAAAATAACCTACACCTAACAGGTTCAGGTTTTGAAAATAATAAGCTTATTCTGAAGAATGACCTATTTCAAATAAACAGGATTTCACCTAACATTGACCTGCTCCAGACGGATGACAAGGTAAGAGTTAGAAGTCTTTCAGACTACAGCATGACAGATGATGTTGCTGCTCCAGCACCTGTCTATGAGCTCGGCCCTGAGTATGCAATTAACGATGATAATAGGCTTTCAATAGAATATTCACCTTACAAAGCTCTAAATGAAGATATTATTGGTCTGCTTGGTGACACTCAATTCCTTGATGATGCACTCGGCCAGACATCGCTTGTCTATGATGAAATCTACCCAGATCTTGAAAAACTCTCAAAAGTCTATTTTGAGAGGCTGCTAAGTCCTGTTGACTCTCGTCGTTGCTTAGAACTCTTTAAGTGGTTTGACTCTTCTCTAACGATGCTTATTGAACAGCTCTTGCCAAGAAAAACACGATTCTTAGGCATTAATTACGTTATTGAATCTCACGTTCTTGAGAGAAACAGATACAGATATCCTGTCGACAGGATGTATCTCTTGAATGAGCGTCCACAGACAAATATGTCACTTTACCTCACAGCCCTCAATGCAGTTCTCAAGAGGTACTAATGAAACCTTTTATTGATAGATCAATAGGATTAATAGAAAACCCTATCAATCCTATAACAACTGCGCCAAGCAGCGCGACGATTAATTTCGACCAGTATCGTCAAGGTGTAGAAGTCAATCTAACACGTTACTATCTGCAGTCTAATATTCCATATGTGAGCTCAAAAGGCATCATAACGGGTGATAGTGAGATAGTTGACCACGAAAATCTGCAACTAAACTTTGGTCAAGGAATGAATCTTGACGGGTTTAAACCCTTTGAAGATCAACTCATCCCAGCGACTGCAGCAGGTATTCTCACAGCAGGTCTTGTACAGTCGGAAGATGATCCATTTTTTGGAAGAGCAGCACAAGATGGGCAGATTGAAATCTTTAGCGATACAGGAAAAAGATCATTACTACCGACCGGGATGCCTTTTAACGCAAGAGGTATAAGAGGATCTCTCACAACTCTCGGATGGTTTTACAACATTAACAACAGCAACCAATCTAACTTTTTAGATGCGACAGATCAATTCTTGAATGTTGCTGTTGAAGGTTATAGAGGTGAAGATAAAGTCTTTGAACCTTTTGTAGATGTCAATATTGTCAATAAATTTTCAATGAAAATTGACTATACTTACATTGGACCTGGTGACAAGCTTTCTTCAACAGGATATGACAACTATGGTTCGATTTACGTCACAGACTCTATTGCATACGGCGGCTTTCTAAGATGAGCAAAAGCGCAAGAATCCTTAATATATCTCCTAAAGTCCAGCTTCAGATTAATGATGATAGACAAGGAGCTTACCCGACAATCTTAAGATCTAGTGACCAGAGAATGCTAGGTAACGACCCAAGTGTGTTTGATGATTCAACAACGCAGGTATTTGTTGATCAAAACGTCTTGATGCCCTACAACATCACTGGGTCTCTTGCAAAAGCCTCGGGGTTTTTAACGGGAACGATCAGCATAGTCAAGACACCCTCACCTGCATCACAATTTTTGACAAAATTCGAAGAAGACACGTTTAAACCGTTTAATGAATCAAGAAATCCTAGCGCATTTTTTTCAACATCAAGCGACACATACTTTGGATTTGAAAAACTATCATGTCCAGGTTTTACTTCGAAGACAAATGAACAAATAGCAATAAACATTGACATTACTCCTAAAGAATCTATCGCTCTTTCTCGCGTTGGAACTGAGTTTACCGCTGGTAATCCACATCCTGGTTTCTATTATTACAATTTTAATACCAAGACATGGGATGAGCTTGGCGTAACAGATCCAGCAACAGGCGCAGTTCTGGATTTATCTTCATCGTTTATTGAAGCCGGCGCTAGCGCTGAGATAGCAGCGGGTCAGCAATATATCTTTAGGCAATTTTCACATTCACCAGGCATCAGTTCGTCAGGGTCACTTTACTTTGCAGATACAATGGACAATAATGGCTATGATAAAATCGGTTATCCAACATCTGTCTATGGCGCACCAAATACTCCAAGATATCATGCAACATCAAGCCAGTGCTTAAGATTGAGTGACTATATTCAACACCCGTTCGTTCTTGAAAGAGTTGAAGTTCATTTTTCTGTTGTTGCAACTAGAGTTCAGGGTGCAGCAATAAACTGGGGTGCGTCTTCATTTCCTGAAGGGTTTGGGCGTGATATTGATAATCATGTTTTCTTTATGTACAGGCAAAATCGTGCAAACTGTATTAAGGACAGCATTCAAGACGTCTCTAGCAGTTTTAGATCGTTAATTGGCAATCAATCTTTTTGTTTCTATAACGCAAATTCGCTTCCACTTAAGCTCGCAGGCAATCCAGTTCCGATACATGAAAATGGTGGCGAATTTGATTTTAACATGTCAAGAACAGATACAAATCAGATAAAAGCCTTAAATAAGAATATTTCTCTAACGTTCAGGCCTAAGCAATACAAGCGGATGTTTACGAATGTGTCTGCGGCATCAATTGAAAGAAAAAGTCAATTTTTCAATACGTGGGTTCAAAATTTTTGGACCGGAGGAACTAAAAATATAGACAGAACAGGCACGTGGGATTATAAATCTACTGCCCGCGCCGAAAGAGATATTAATTACCTAATAAAGACTGATGCTGACGCTTCACCTGAAGCGAAAATAGACTACACAGATTTTCAATATGACTCACGAGCAATTTTAAGGCCTAAAATTGATGAAGAAATAAACCCTGTAAGGCAGGGCAGTGTGTATTTTGAAAATTCTGCTGTTCCTGGCTATTACTATAAAGTAACTTCTGAAACTGAAACTTATGTTGAAACTCCTTATATTTTGCTTCCAGAAGATGAGATTATCTTTGGAATTGATACAGGATTCTTTACAACTCTTGGCCGGGGCGCTCTAAACGCTCAGTCTCGTACTAATCTTCCTCCAGGCTACGGAAGCACAAGTATAAGCGAGGGCATCGGGCCTGCACTTGGAATTTATGGCGCAGATAGTCAAAAAGAAGCAAGAGTGATATTTTATGGAACGCTTCTTAAGGATGGAATTGAAAAGTTAGACTACCTTAACCAGAATCTTACATCAAAGTCAATACATGAAGATGTCCATGAAGTAATAGTTGACCAGCTACAGATTAGCGAGCGCTTGTCATACTCAGGATCTTATATTGACAATTACATAACAGGAACTATGGGAGACCCGGCAAATCCTCGACAAGTAGTTCATACGGCAACGTCAGGACTTGCAGGAGACAATTTTGCATTAGAAAAGTTTGTAACAATGCAAAACTTTAGCTTTGGTAATGAAAATGCTGTTTTAGATGTAAATACACTAAGCACAATCGGACTAACTCCTGCGCTCAAGAAGTTAACTACGAAAAATCTTGTTGCAACATTTAGACATGATCGATACGGCCAGTTTAGAGACATGCTTGAGCAAAGAATCGACTCAAAAGGAAAAGAGACGATTTATAAGTCTAGAAACTTCCCAATACCTGACTTTATTAAAACTTTTGGATCAAGCAGCTACTCATCTCCCGTTGTTTCGATCTATACATCACAATCATCTGAAGTCGTTGTTGATCCTTTAGGCACACGAATTTGTAACTTAAGTACAGAAAGCACAGCATCTTTACCTTACTTTGATGACGGTGTTGCTAGAAACAGGTCACCGATTGTCTTCACAGCGAATCCCCCATTTGAAGTTGAGACTGTCATTCTTGATAAGCCTTCAACATTGCTTTCGACCAGCTAATAAGGAAAATACTTATAGACATGGCAGGAATACTAGACAACAAATCACGCATTATGGACGTGATTGTTACACGAGAAGGAAAGCGTCAAATAGGGTCAGGTGACCTTAAGGTTGCTTATGCTTCATTTACAGACAATAGCACATTCTACGATAAATCTTCAGTCTCAGGATCTTTTGATGAAGCTGTCAATAGACTTTATTTTGAGGCAACTTCTCTAGCTTTTGATCAAATAACAATTGAGAAAGATGACAATGGTGCAGTAATCCCATTTGCGGCAACGTCTGTGTCATATAATGGCCAGGAAAATCGAGTTTATGCAGTCGGTGGAAATATTACGGCAGATGGTAGCATCTTGCCTAATGCCTACACTCCTGAATATGCTGCTCTTGCCAACGGTATTATCAAAAATACCACACAAAACTTTAGAAAGCAAATGATCATTGCATCACGAGATCCTATTGATGACTCTGAGACTTTTGACATTTCAACAAATTCAATCACATTCAATTACGGCAATAGGGGACCAATAGTCGGTGATGATCTTGTCACAACAGTCGATCAAGCAGCATCTGTTTTTACAAGCAAGCGATTCTCAAACTCAGTTAACTTTATGTTCATGCCGCCCATTGCAAAGACGCAAGACGGTGATGTCATTCTAGGCGATTACACAGACGTTAGGCAAGTTGAAGAATACACCTACAAAGATGTCATGAATGATCTTGTTGGAAGAGTTCCTGACCAACCTGTTTGCCCAAATGAAGAAGTTAGATTTACTAACACTTCACAGACTAATGATATCTGTATCCAGGCTTTTGAAATAGGTGAAAATCTCAAAAAACTTGACATGGTTGACTTTGGTGACCATCGTGATCAAAATAATGTATCAAAACGTATCGTCTTTTTGGGAAAAAACTTTGTTGATTCATACGGCGCAACAAACTTTATCAATATCTTCACACTAGTAATCGAGTGATTCGATGGCCAAGATAGTAGTACAAAAGGTAAGCCCGATCACTTTTTCAAGTGATCCTTTCGTCATTTATGATCACAGAAAAAGTGATGGTTCATACTATTTCAAGTACCGTGCAAATATTATTGTCAATGATAGAAAGGCTGCGCTAAGCGATGTTTTCGAAATTAGAGTCACAAGAGACTCACCTTACGAAAACAGGCCAAACATGTTTAAGAATGTCGCTATTAACAGTAGCGAGAATTTCGCACAAACAATCAGCAAATACGATCTGACACGTGCTAAGCTCTTTAGGAAAAAGATACAAACACTTGTCAAGGTTCCAATCCAGAAACAGGATATTCAAAAAGGATTTGTTGATTTTGAAATGAAGAATCCTGGCTCGCAGGATCTTTTTGCCTCGATAGTAAAAATCAACGGCAACGTTCCAATCTTTGGTCAAGTCATCAATTTTAACAGCGACCCGATTGCAATCACATATGCAATGCCTAAGACAGATTTTTCAATTGGAACGGCACCAGTCTTTAGAAATAAAACTAGAGTTGCAATAACGCCGAAAGACAAGAGAATTACAAAATTTCTAATTCAGACAAATGATGCTGTTGATAATGTGGGATTTAAAGTCACCAACACAAAGACGTCATCAGCCGTAGTTGACAACGACGGAGTTGCAAGATTTGACATTCTCAACCCGATTGGCTTCAAGAAAAATATCAAAATTTCTCCTGTCTCATTTTATAAAAACGTCTCAAACGCTGCGTATCTTTCAACTGTGCTTAATGAAAATTTGATCTATAACGATCAATGTATCTTGTATCCAACACAACACACAGGAACTACTGCAAAATTTAAGATTGTGTCAATACCGTCGGGTGTGATCTTTATTAAGTTGCTTCGAAGAAATGTCACTAAACTTCAAAAGACTTTCCAGCAAGTTTCACAGTCACCAATCCAAGACACAAGTGTAACGCTGACCGACACAGATAAGGCCAGATATGACACATTTGAGTACAAAGCTTCTCTTCAATTCAAGGACGGGACAACAAAAACTGCAGCAGCATCTTACATCCTAAATCCTATTTTGCTGGACACGACTATTAATTTAAGAGTTTCAGAAGTAGAACAAGATCCAGGTGACTTATCGTCAATAAGAAAATTTGAAGTTCAAGTTGATTATAACAAAATGACTTCAACGCAATCGTTATTAGATGATTTAAAGACGCTGAACATAGACAACATCTTTCCAAATGAGATCAAAAATCTTTCAACACAATTAGATCCGCTTGTTGGCATTCTTGTGAGTAAGATCAATCTAATAACATGCGTTGAAGAAGCCATAGGCCTGTTTAAGACAGGTGTGATCAAAGTCAATTACGTAGAAGATGTCAATTGTGTCTTTATTTTTGAAGTTGTTATTAAGCCCGCGGCAGAGATTATTGAAGATATTGCATCATCAAGAGATTTTTACACCACAGGCGGCGCAGGAGCGTTAGGTGATCCGATGACTGCCGCAAAAGCATTAGGCTTGACAGCATTTGCAAAAAAGCAAAACTTCACACAGAAATTCTTTAACAGGAATGCGTTGTATTTTGGAACTCTTAAATATGGTAAGTCACTATCGAGCTCACAAGCAGGAATTGAGAGTGGCAGAACTGGAAAATTTAAGACTATTTTAGCAACTCCTACATACAGCACACCTAAAATGCAGTTTCTAAGCGTTAAAACCCGAATTGATGACAAGATTATTTCATGGTCAGCAACAAATCTAGATGATGTTGTCAATTTTTCTATTTATGATGCTAGTGATTCAAACAATATTAAAATGATTTCTAACTCAATTGTCGACTTAAATAGAGCCAATTTTTCTATTGTAATTGGTTTAAGCGTGAAGAAAGTCATAGTCACTGCTGAGACAAAAGGTGAGAATAAAGTATCAATCGAGGCCGACGTATGATAGGAAGACCTTACATCAAACCTACATCACAGACGATAGAGTCTGCTGTAAGATCGAGAGATCTTGTCTCAAGTGTCGCAAGAGCAGCAGGTATTCAAGATACAGGAACATCAGACGACTTCTTCAGTGTTGTTCAGACATCGTACGACACCAATCTAAAAGACAAAGGTGTTTGTTCCTCAACGCCTATCAACATAGCTGTCATACCCTTTACTAAGCTAACACAGACAAATAACGCAGAAGCTGACATTCTTAATATCCAGCGAAATCTGGACACAATTGCTACCAGTAATGTCAATGAAATTATTAATTACGTCACTTCGATATTGACGACACAAGAAAATCTTGCGTTAGACAGTAAGGACCAGCTAACATCGTTAAATGACGCTGCAATCAAGATAACTGCCGCTTATGGTGCAAAATCTGCTTACATGACACATCTTGCAGACATATTTGGTCTTGAAACTAGCGCTAATATTAATAACTCATACGGTTCGGGTCCTGTCCCCGGCGCGATTCCGACAATTAAGATCACATCTTTTGAAAACAAGAAAGATTGGATCGAGACATATCTCAAGATTCCTAGCAGATTTTTTAGTGAAAGCTACAATATAACAACTTTGGCTCAAGTTGCAAGAAATTCTTTTGCAAGGAAGTTCTATGGAAATGCATTCACAACTTCTGGATCTCTAGAAAATCCACTTTATGTGAATCCGCTCAATATCAACACATTCAATACGGCAGTCACATCTTATTTTGGTGATCTATCCAGTGCTAGTGATTCAAGCATACTTGACTTAAACGATGAAAATACAGACATCTTGATTAAGTCTGATTGCAAGGCAGTTGCCTATACGCTTCGAAATATTGATCCTTTGCCTGCAGTTGCAAATTTACTGGGAAAGCTTTCTCTTTTTACTGCAGGCCTTGACCTTACAGGCGAAACTAGCATAGGTAGTCTCTCAAGCTTAACACGATATGATGATACTGGCAAAGTTGTTTTACCTGTTGACGTTAACATTGGAACACAGGCAGCGCTTCAAGTATTTGAATCGGCAGACGAATATTTTCTAGGCTTACCTCTTGCTAATAGCAAGCCCAATCTATTAATCAGGCGAGATAAATTCGCAGTCGATGCTAGAACATCAAAAACTTCATTTGACGCAGGACTCCAGAATGTTCTACTTGCTCCTGGTCAAGATTTAGCTGCATATCAAGCTTATATCTCACAAATGTATTCAATGATGCAGACATCATTTTATACGAATAACAGCCCTACAAGTATGCTAAGATTTGCGTTGTTGTTGTCAAGCTTGAATAGCACGTCAATAAGAAAAAAGATCTTTAGAATAATGATGTTAAGAGATCGTATTAGGAATTCAAATGACTATGTTTCGTCAACGCAAAGAAGTGCATTTCTTTCATCAGCTAGATCAGAACTAGAAACAGCGATCAATAAACTTTCATCCGATATTATGCCTACGTATCTTCAAGAGAATCCAGCTCAACAAGATATCGTAGAAAAAGCTCAAGAAAATCTAGGAAAAACTTCAACTGCGAATAACATTCCTGTTGCTTTAGGAAAAACAGCAGGTCTGGGTAATGCCGAGAATTTCCAGAACAAACTATTTGAGGATCTTTTAGACACAAGTGATCACCAGTGGGATAACTTCTTTAGTGCAGCAAAAAATGCTGAATCAAATTCAAGTAATTTTAATAGCATTGCATGGTCTAGCGGACAAAGCACATTAAATGCATCGACTGGAATAACAACAACTTTACTTCGACTTTCAAGAGATAAGAGAGCGTTCTTATTTTTTAATAAATGGTTATCAATAATAGATAATTTCCCATTTAAGATGAACATTTACCTGGAAACAACGACACGCACATACGTAGAAGAAGGCATAATATTTGACAATGATAGATCAATAACAGCTACTTACGTTGTTGCAGATTACTTTTATTCACCTAGCTATTACGACGGCTTAAAGAAAGCTTTATCCTTGACACTTACAGGTGAACTTACTGCTGACCAGTTTGCTTTTTATATCCAATACGTGCAGCCTATTGCGAAAGACATCCTACAAGATTCACAGTCTTGTGCTGATGGCATCAATTTTATCACACAATTTCTAGGCCAAGCTTCGACATTGCTTAATGATGCTGCAACAAGGGCATACGAGTATGTGCCTGTGTTTGGTGAGAATCTATTAAATCACTACACATCAAACTCGATTTTGAATTTAAATAGACAGGTAAGTTTTGCATTCAATTCTGATCCTACGTACCCGAACTTTTCTAAAGACCAGTATAAAAATACAAACACGCTTAATGGGTTTTTTAGATACATTCAAGATGATCCAGAAGTTTCAATAGTCGAAGATAGTTTTGTCGTTGTCTGTGGAATTCCATACGGCTTATTAGACAGGTTAGGTGCATATCGCAGAGACAAGACAACTTACCTAGACATTTCCATCTTATTCAAAACAGTCGGTGGAGATGAGAGTCAAAATGTCACAATTGTTAAGTCATATCCTGCAACAGCATTTATTGAACACCAGGTCCAGGAATTTAGTGACATCACTAATACGTCATATCAGCAAGTTTTAAATGCGACAAAGGTCAGTGAGTTTGTTTTTAGCACAAGCGGGTTTGGTCTGTCTAACAGCGTCGTGATCGAAGAACAAGCTAAGAAAAATGAGCTACAGTCAACGACTCTTTTAAATTACATGCAGTTATTTTATGGACTTACACTTGATCCAAGAATTACACAACAAGTTGTGCTTCCAGACATCACAGACCAGAAAATTTTGGATGCCAGATTAAAACTTACAGAAGAAATTTATTCATATCGGTTTGGCGAACTTGTTGAGTCAAGATATGTTTCAACGGGTAAAAACAGCCTAAGATTTTCACAAAGCGACTTGATAACACAGGCATTGGGAGGTTGTGTTTTTGACAAAGTTGTAGCAATTCCTGTCGATGCATCTCTTCTTAAACATGGAAGAGACAACTATATAGTTGACATATTGATCAACGTTTCAACAAGATTTACAAATAGGTAACATTATGAGTAAAGAGAGCGTAAAGAATGTCAAGTAATTTTACTTTTACGTCATTGCCTGCAATTGCAGCAGGTCTTAAGAATGCCGAGGTTATTGATGCAAGGTTTGTCTACAATTTCTTTACTCCTGATGAGCGAGTTAATGAGCGATTCTCAACATTCCCTGTTGATGGTGTCACAGATCAAGCTTACTACGCTTCGAGAATAAATCAAGTACCTCGTTATGTGAAAATTGATTTTAATGCTTCGAGTCCAACAAATCAAATTCAAGGCCTTGCTCCATTCAAGCAAAGACTGAATCGAGGTGAAAAAATAATCTATGAGAATGCTCCTTTCAATTGTAATTTTTCTGCAATAGAAGTCGCCGATACGCTTGTTGATAGTCGATGTTACCAAATAACTTCAGCATCACTCAGTTTCAGTGAAATTCCTGAACCTCCTGGTTATATCTACACACCCCCTGCTCCTTCAACACCTACGGTCTCAAATCCAAAGTCCTTGATCTTTAACTCATTAGGCAATATTCAGTCGGCAGGTGTGAGATACGCAAGATCTGACGTCAGAGAAGAAGTCAAATCTCAGTTTTTAAGAGATGTCCGAGCATTTTGGACAAGTGTTAGCTTAAATAATCTGTTTATCTCAGACATTTCTAATCAGGTTGTCAAGGATCAAAAAACAATTTTTGCAGATGAGTTTGCAGCAATTCTTAATAGTGCCGATAAGATTCAAGAGACGGCAAGACAAAGTGCGACTCCGTTTAGGATTTTGGCCGATTCATATGATTACACGATCCCCAACAACAACGTAGTTATACTGGATTCAGATTCATTTGAATCTTTGCCTCCACCTCAATTTCAGCTCGTTGGATTTGTCGCACAAAAATTCTCCCAACAGGTAGACGGGACTCTTAAAATTTATGATGACATTATCTTTGAGACAGGCAAAAACTTCATTTTAGATCCAGGAGTGAGATACGGCGGTGTCTATTCGTATCAAGTTCGGGCTGTCTACAATGTAAGAGTCTTTGTCTCGGCACAAGATGTAAAGGGTCGAGGTGTAGGCATAGCCCAAGTTGATATGCTATTTGCAACAGCAGGCTCTAATGTCGATGTTGACTGTGTTGAAAATGTTCCGCCCCAGCCTCCCGAAGATGTCTACTTTAAGTTTGAAAATGACGGGTCTCTTTTCATTGGTTGGAGATTTCCTTTAAACAAGCAAAGAGACATCAAAAAATTTCAAATCTTTAGAAGAAAGTCAGTTCGACAACCATTTGAAATACTGGCAGAACTTGACTTTGATGACTCATTTGAGCCGTTTGTTTCAAATGAACGAATTCCAAAAGAGCGAATATTCAAAAAACGATATCCTTCAACATTTTTCATAGACAGGCAGTATGATCTCAATTCAAAATACATTTACTCGATCGTCGCAGTTGATGCAAGAGGCCTGAGCTCAAATTACTCTGCACAACTCGAAGTTAGCGTTAATCTCTTGACTGAAGTTTTAAAGGTAACACCTGTTTGTAGACCTGGAGCGCCTAAGCCATATCCAAATTTGACTCTTCTTGAAGATTTCTTTCCAGACTTAATAAAAGACTCAAACCACACAAAAATGTCTGTTTATTTCAATCCTGATTACACAGATGTGACTGACAATGTTGGCAAAAGTCAAAATTTGATCTATTACAATCCATCGGCGCCTTCATACAAAATACACATTTTAGAGACCACGCTTGCACAAGACCAAATGATAGATATTAGTATGACAAATAACAAGATTGTGAGAGCTATTCCGGCGTCACAAGGCAAAATTTATACACAAATTGTCTGATTTAACGTGAACTTTAGTTGCAGATAATTAAAAAGTAGGATTACGAAAATGGGTATTCTAAGACAAGATACAACAAACATTGAAGTTGATGCTGTTATAACTACAGTGGGTTCTCAATACCTCGCTCGTGGCGACTTTTCGATCTATAGTTTCTCTCTCGGTGACGATGAGATTGACTACGGACTCATCCCGCTTTACGGGCAGACAGTCGGCAGAGAAAAAATTGAGAAAAATACTCCAATCTTTGAGGCAATGAGAAATTCAAATCTAGCCATCCAAAGCAATCTAGTCTCGATTTCAAATCCAAATCAAGTCTACATGCCGGTTTTAAATGTCAATGCAGGCGCGTCTAGTACGTCAAACATAATCACATTGTCTAGGCAGTCGACAACGACAGTCAACCTTTCCCAACAAATTCAAGAAGGATCTGCACAGATTCCTAGTGAGATCACGGACAACGTCTACGTTGTTTTCTTGAATCGCCTGTTCTTGGCAATCAATAACCAGACACCTGTGAATAGCGAATCTCTTGCAAATAATCCTACATTGAACACAGCAAGATACGAAATAGCCTCAGGGTCACCAACAGCAACATTTACACTTCGTGCTCTTTCAATTCCAACTTCGACATACGACACATACTCAGCCTTCTCATCTGGCGCCTATATCAGGACCTACATGAGAATTGTCGGAAGAAATTCAGGAATCGTAAAAGACGTTGAGATTCGCATTAAGTCCTAACATAGGAATTCAAAAATGGCATATTTTAAAACGCTAGATCCGTCTGATATTAAGACGAGCACATCCTACTTAAACCAACTCATCGACGTCCTAGAGAATATGATGAGCGGTTCTCAAAATCGTAGAAAGTACCAGGTCTTTGTCACATCAAGCGCCGACGCTATTGGGACAGTTTATGCAGTCACCGGTGGTCTGTTCCAGACTGCCTATGACCAGGACTACACTCTGGCAACAGCGAATCCTGTCCTTGGAATGACTGTCGGCATCTTTAGCGGAAGTGACACAGTCACAGGTTCGCTTTCAGGTTATGACTCATTAGGAAAGATGTTATTTCCATCTACGTCACTCATGATGAGAGAGAAGATCGCAAATTACAGAGAGTTTGCTTCGAAGCTTCTAGGTGATGCTGATCTTCAATTTAGTTCACCTTTCACAACGCCTGGTGCAACAGATTACATTGATGAGGCGCTGTTCTTGTCGTTTAACAGGTTGTTCTTTAGAGATCAGATCAAGAAAGAAACTTTTGCAATTCAGATGTATGCTTCAGCTTCGACAACAGCGGCAATTCCTAATATCAATACACAATCGACACTCGGTAAAACGATCTATTCTGACGTAGGTGCCGCATCAGCTGTTGAAGTTGCTTACGGTGGATCTGTCGGCAACATTGTTAGCACAACAAATACTAACAATAAAGTCGGTCTATTGTTCTATGATGCAGGTATTGCCGTACTTGACGTTAAAAAGATAATCTCGGGTACACAACTTGCATCAGGCACAATTAGTGCAGTAACAGGAAGCACATCTCCTGTGCTTAACAATAAAACTATTGTAGGAAGAACAAGCTTCCCTAGCTCAAATGTCAATGCAAAATTTATTCCGGACTTCTTTGTTTCAGGATCAATTGACGATATTGTTGACCACTTTGGCCTAACACGTTTTGGAACTGGATCTGAAACTAGTATTACATTCCAGAATATCACCAACATTAATTCTTCACTCGTCTTCTGTCGAGCAACAGCAGACGAATTTAACTACTCTACAAATCCAACATTCACAGACGAGAATGGAAGAATTGTTGTCATAGATGAGGGCGAGGAGACGACTCAGCGAACATTCTCATTCATCACATCAGTCGGTCTCTACAATGCAGCCGGAGACTTACTTGCAGTTGCTAAGATCTCACGTGCAGTCGAGAAAAGTGATGAGAAAGATCTGACCATTAGAGTTAGGCTCGACTTCTAATCTAGACATGCATGGCACTAATACCAATCACACCAGACTTAATTGAAAATGTAACGCTCGCTTTACACCCAAAGCGAACGTTCATATCGTCATCGCTCGGTGTCACAGGATCAGTTCCGCTTATTTCAAGGCCTAGTATTTTAAATAAGCAAGTTCAACCTGTGACATCTGCTTTTGTTGAGGGAACAATTAATTCCATCAATAGTTATTTAAAGGCGGCTTCATTTAAAGTCAACAGCGGAATCCCAGATGTCTCTGGTGATTTATCTGCTTATATCCGTTATGCTCACGATCAATCTAACACACTTTTAAATGACATTAAGTTTTCGCCTCTAAGATATGCTCAACCTGTCAATTTCTCAAATGATAACGGTAGCCCATTCTTCCTAAAGACTTCAATAAGAAAGGTAATGATGCCTTTTTACAGGCATGGTTATTCAATTTGTGATTTTTCTTGCGGAAACTATCACTCACTTAATTTTTTCTCTTCAAGCAATCTTAATAACCAGACAGCTATCGTCTATGCCAATACCACGTCATCAGACGGTCGACAGTACACACCTCCTAGTGACTTCACAATTGACTTCTATATCAATCCCAGATATTTGAGCCCGTCAGGATCTGAATTTACAGCGGGCACAATATTACACTTATCATCAACGTTTGCGCTTTCTCTAGTCACAGGATCAAGCAGAGATAACAATCAGAATGTTGATAAATTTAGATTGCTTTTGCAACTTAGCCAGAGCGCCGATGTTCGGCCTTCTTCTTTGTCAATACCTGCAGTCGAATCAGGTCTTTCCTTCCCTAAAGACCTGATATTTGTGTCTAACGATAACTCGCTTGAGTATAACAAGTGGCAACACGTCACAATTAGGTGGGGTTCAAGTCAAAGAAGCTACGGATCGGGTAGCATCATTATTGACAGTAACATTACAAATTTTGCTGTTCCTTCAAGCTCTATTGCAACTTACAAGAATTCTGACGCGTTGATTGTCGGTAATTACTTTGAAGGTAGTGACTTTAATGCAAAATTCTTCAATGCAAATGTTGCAACAGACGAGGGAATTCCAGAATTTTCTGGATTCACAGCCGATCCTGTCGGTTTTGCATTTAGGCATCCGCTGCAGGCTGAGTTGCATGATTTAAAGATCCTCAAACGTTGCATCTCAAACGTAGACATCCAGAATTTCGCATCACAATCTCCTGGAAGTGATCCTGATCTTGTATTTTATGTCCCGCCTCAATTTTCCACAATAACAAACTCAAGAAAGGTTCTCGTAACACCGTTTCAATCGACGACGAAGTCTACAGAGAGTCCATTCAATGCGGACATGTCATTGGGAGTCAATGGCTTTTACATGAACTTAGAAAATTTTGTGAAAGACTACACGACAAATCAATTTCCAAGATTGTACAACCTGACAGGATCAGAAACTCTTGTAGCCGTAAATCAAACAGCAAATGAGATTCTCTATGGGTATTCTAATGTTGCCAAAAGAAATCTCACTATACTACCTAATGATAACGGTCTACAAAAACCATATTTGACAAACATTGAAAGTGAGAATTCTGAGTTCTTTAAAAATGATCTAGGAAACTTTGATTACTCAATAATCTCAATGCGTCAAATCGTCTCAGGCGGTTTTAACTCAGGACTTGCAAGTAACTACCAGGCATCGTTCGGTTCAGGTGATGCTTCGCCTGAAGATCCTATTGCTAGTAATGGTCCGTATTTGACAGTATCGCAAAGATTTAGAGACACTAGCTCAAATCAAGTCGTTATCTTTGATATGTCCAATTTAAGTTACGGTCGACGAATCATGCCTTCATCTTATACTTTACAGGACACAAGCCTTAGTGGGTCACACGATAAAGTGAAAATTAGCATCAAAGATGATGGATTTGGATCACTATATAGATGTGATGCGCTCACAAAGCATGCAAAGTGGTCATCTGTTGGCAATGTTTTCTACAACGAAGGCGTCTCAGTTATTACATCACCACCTCTTGCGCTCTTTGGTAAAGATAAGTTTGAGATGAATCTTACTGGTGAGCAATATACACCTGTCATGGTCGTTAACGTACCTTGTCCAGGAAGCTTGATAAACTCTTCATCAAATCCTACGTATGAATCTTTTCCTGTGACACAAAATCCGAATGAAAGAGAAGATAGATTTGTCTACATAACTGGAATTAATTTGCATGATGAGAATCTGAATGTTATAATGAGAGCAAACCTCGCTCAACCTATTGCAAAAAGAGATTCAGATGAATTCATGTTCAGAATCAAATACGACTTCTAAGTTCTTGGGGCTTGATATATCTACATCGTGCACAGGAATCTGTATACTAGATCAAGATAAACAATTAGTTCTTCTAGACAATATCAGATTAGATAAATGCTCTGATTTCTTTGAAAAGTGTGTTGAAGTAAAAAAATATCTAGATTACTTGAAAATTGATCATCTGATACAGAATATCTTTATAGAACAGGATCTTCAAGCATTCAGACCAGGTCTTTCTTCAGCAGCAACTATCAATACGCTTGCTAGGTTTAACGGGGCAGTTACTTTTATGGCGTACCAGACATTTATGATAAGACCTGATCTGATTAATGTAACTAAAGCAAGGTCTGCTGTAGGATTAAAGATTAATCACAAAGACAAGACTAAAACTACAAAAGAAAAGATCTTCGACTGGGTCTCAGGAGAGATAGAGTTTGACTGGCCCAAGAAAAAGACAGGCGCAGTCAAGACTTCTTGCTATGATATGTCAGATGCATATGTTATTTGTAGTGCAGGAATCAACTTATTGAGAGATGGTAAACTGCATGAGGATGATGTATGATTAGAAGTGTCTTCTACATACACCGAACGAATCTCATTTATTCAAAAAAACTTTGGTAAAGGCGTACTTTCTAGAGATGGAAATGACATCACAATTGGCTGCCCTAATTGCAAGTCGCTTGGTAAGAAAAAACTTGCAATCAATCTAGAAACTTGGAAATACCATTGTTGGGTTTGTAGTGCCAAAGGTAATACTATCGTTTCGCTTCTACGGAAATTTAAGTCTAGAGAAGACGCAGACTACTTTAGATCGCACTTTCTCCATGATAAGATTTTAGGTGCAGATTCGATCATAGTTGATGAAAAGCTTGAACTACCTGATGGGTTTGTTCCTCTGCCGACGCTAACTCGTGTTACAAATCCTGACTATAAATCTGTAATTCGTTATCTTTCTAAGCGTGGAATAACTGAATATGATTGTTGGCGCTTCAGGATCGGCGTTGCAAACGAATCTAGATTTTCGAGAAGAGCAATATTCGCCTCACTTGATTCTAGCGGTGACCTGAACTACTACCTTGGTCGTAGCGCAGATTCAAATGCAAGGATAAGATACGTCAATGCCTCTACTGATAAGACTGGGATTATCTTTAATGATATTGACATCGACTGGGATAAACCACTCTATCTAGTCGAGGGTGTCTTCGACCTAATGGCATTGAAGGAGAACGGCTCGTGCCTTCTTGGTTCGTCAATCTCAGAGAATTCTCTTCTTTTTAAGAAGATTGTCGCTAATGATGCCGATGTCATTCTTTGCCTCGACCAAGATATGACACAAAAGACAGGTAGAATTGCAGACTTGCTGACGAATTACGGATGCAATGTCTCAATCATGGACACATCTTGTGCAAAAGATATTGCCGAGATGACACCAGACCAGTTGATCCATGCAAAAGAGACAGTTAGGCAATGGGACATGACTGCATCGTTCAAGTATAAAATTGCCAATATCAAAAGTGGTTCACTTATCTGATAATTAGTCATATGACAAATGAACTACGTGCATATATTCGCGAAATGATTAGTGTGTTAAACGACGATGCTGTCTTCAAGGTGAGGAAAAACTTTGATCTTGTTGACAACACTGAAAATGATGGAATTGTTTTGCAAGGAAATAAAGATCCAGGCGCTCTTAGGCACGACCTTTATGAAATAATCAATGGATTAATTTCAGCATACGACAATCTCGGTGATGATTACGAGGATCCGGAAATTGAACAGATCTTGAGTAATCTCAAGAAAGAAACTTCTAATTTAGCTACCAGGGCAGAGTAAAAAGATCAAATTCAAGTTAATATTAAGATATGAAAATTGCACACTTCGCAGATGTTCATTTTAGAGGACTTTCTCGCCACAGTGAATATCGCGCATCTTTTGCAGATGCCTTTAATAAGCTCAAAAAGCTGGGTCCTGACGTAATCTATATCGGAGGCGACATTGTCCACTCTAAGACACAAGGAATTACACCAGAGTTAATCGAGATTCTAACGTGGTGGTTCAACGGACTTGCAGAGATTGCCCCTGTCGATATAATCTTAGGTAATCACGACGGCTTGCTTCTTAACAAAGATAGGCAAGATGCCATCACGCCTGTTATCTCGGCACTTAATAACCCAAGAATCAGGCTCTTTAAAAAGTCAGGCATTTATGATGCACCTATTGAAGGTTTCAAGTGGTGTGTCTTTTCTCCCTTTGACGAAGAAGGTTGGTCTGACATAAAGCCTGTAAGAGGCTCGATCAATGTCGCATTTTACCACGGCGCTGTTAGAGGATCAAAGTCTGATAGTGATTTTGATATCCAGGGCGAAGTTACGCTTGACATGTTTGAAAAATTTGATTTTTCTCTGCTTGGCGACATTCATCGCAGGCAATTTCTAAATGATGCAGAGACAATTGCTTACTGTGGTTCAACAATCCAGCAAAACTACGGTGAAGACCTCGAAAAAGGTTTCTTATTTTGGGACATTAAGAATAAGAATAAGTTCTCTGCTAAATTCATTGAAGTTAAAAATGATTACCCTTTCATAAACATTGATTGGGCCGGGAATGTTTTAACAACAATTGATAAGCTTTCAAGTGTTCCTGAAACAGCTCGCGTTAGGTTTAATTTACCATCTGAAACGGCAGATATTGATGCAAGAAGCTTGCATGATATGGCTCTTAAACTTAAGAACTTTTCTGAAGTTGTTTTCAAGATTGATGCCCGAACAGAGAAGAAAGACGACGTAATAATCTCTAATCTTAAAAGCTCCAATCTAAGAGACAGAGACTCTATCAAGAGCGTCATTGAGTCATATCTCAAAGAGCGCGCTGTTGAAGATGTAAAAATCACTCATGCACTTCAAGAATTTGACAAATATTTTGATTCTGTTACATTTGATGATGAAGTTGCAAGAAATGTGTCATGGAGCTTAAAGAATATTGAGTTTGACAATGTCTTTACTTACGGCAAAGATAACGTCATTAACTTTGAAAATTTGCAAGGCATCACAGGAATCTTTGGCAAGAATAGGACAGGCAAGTCATCGATAATTGGAACAATTGTTTATAACCTGTTCAACACTTCAGATCGTGGCGCAATGAAAAATTTGCACATCATCAATGCTGATGAAGAATCATGCAAGAGCAAGATCAACCTTTCAGTTGCAGGCGAAGACTACGAAATCACAAGAGAATCGACAAAGAACTATCCAAAGAAAGGTGAGGTCTGGGCAAATACAACACTTTCACTCAAGAAAAAGAGTACAGGTGACGTAATTCAAGATCTTAATGACGAGCAGCGCAGAGAGACAGAGAAGCTTGTTAGAAAGCTGATTGGAACATCTGACGATTTTTTCTACACATGCCTTGCCCCGCAAGGGCAAATGAATATGTTCATTAACGAAAAATCTACCAGCCGGAAGCAGATTCTTAGTAGATTTCTAGATCTTGACATATTTGACAAGTATCTTGAAGTAGTTAAACAAGACTTAAGCCCATTAAAGTCTGCAATTAAGTCAACAGCAGGATTAGATCTACTTCGCCAGACATGCGATAAGCTTATCAACGACAAGCTGATGTTAGAAGAAAAATCTGATCTTCTAAAGCAGGAAATCACTAATAATCGACAAAAACTGTCAAAGATGTCAACATCAGACTCAGAGAATATTGTCACTGAGTCTGACATCAAGTCTATCTCGTCAAAGATTGATAAGCTGCAAAAAGAGATCGAGCAACTGCAAAAGACGATAGAAGACCACAAGGAATCTATCAAAACGTATGATGACAAGATTGAGAAGATCAATGATGTGAGAAGTACTTTTAGTGTTGACCAACTCCAAAAAGAGCACGACTCAATCGCAGATCTTGAAATGAAGTATGCAATAAATCTAAAAGATCTTGAATCTAAAGATAAAGAGCTTGAGAAGATTAAAAGAAATATCGGAATCCTAGATCAAGTCCCCTGCGGTGATCAATTTTCTTCATGCATTTTTATCAAAGATGCCCATAATAGCAAAAAGATTCTTGAAATTGAAGAAGACACTAGAGCTTTAGTCCAGAGAACACTTGACGTACTTAAAGAAAAGCTTTCTGAGACAAGTAAAGAAGAAATCAAAGCTAAAATTGATAAAATTAACAAGCTTGTAACTCTGGAAAAAGATCTTGAAAATAAGCGTGTTTACACAACATCACAGATAGAACTCATAACAGAGCGTCTTACCTCAAAGAATGTTTTAATTCAATCTGCACAACTTGAGTATAAAGAATCTTTAAGAAAATTCAAAGATCAAAATGAGACAGGTATAAGTGAGACTCACCAGACCTGTATTGACCTTAAAGAAAGAATCAAGTCATTAGAAGATGAGGCTTTTTCTGCAGCATCAACTTTAGGTAGAATCACGGAGAAAATTGCGAATAATGAGCAACAAATTCTAACTCTTAAGTCCAGCTTGGAACGTTTTGAAATCTTGACGCTTCTTGAGAATGCATTTTCAAAGAAAGGTATACCGCAAAATATAATCGCAAAAAATCTTCCTTTGATTAATAGCGAGATCTCAAAGATTCTAACCGGAATTTCTGGTTTCACTGTTGAAATTGAATGTGATGATTCAAATTCAATAGAGATTTACATAAACTATGGTGACAGGAAGAGAATAATTGAGTTAGGATCTGGCATGGAAAAGATGATTTCTTCAATAGCAATTAGAGTTGCTTTGACAAGCATTTCATCTTTACCAAAGTCTGACATGCTTATTATTGATGAAGGATTTGGTGTTCTAGACGAAAGCAACTTAGAATCTTGTGCTCGTCTTCTCCAGAACCTTAAAAACTACTTCAGGAAGATCATGATCATTTCACATGTCGACGCAATCAAAGACATCGTTGACAATGTTTTAAGCATCGATACAACATCGGGTAAAGCAAAAGTCAGCCATGAGTAAAATGCCTCTATTTTGCGATGTCTGTAAAGTTTCTTTGAACTACAACATTGATAAACTTTACTATGCTGAATTTACGTGCTGCAGAAATTGTGCCATGCAATGGGCCGAAACCGACCGCGAAAAATGGAAGGCAGGATGGCGCCCAAATAAAGAAGAAATTGATAAATATATAAGAGATAGAATTTCACTAATCAGAGCAAGAAAGGAACAACAATATGACATTCGAACAGGTTAATATACTCGGCCAGATTCTTGATACAACATTTGGACGCTCGTCAATGTCAAAAACAGGAACAATCTCGATAAAGTCGTCTATTGCAGGAAATAGAATTAACGTAACTTACACGACAATAGTTAATTTCGTAGGTGATGCGCCTATGAAAGATCAGACACGTGAACAAGAGAGAATTTCTGAGAAGCTTATTTCTGACTTTATTGACACTGTTAAGAAAGATTACAAATCTGCAGCAGGATCCTCCTTAAAACTCAAGAAAGGAGATTCGTCAGGTGAGATCGAACTTCTGAACATGTCACCCTACAATCCTAAAAAGACTGCTTACTATCGAAGAAGAGCCGTTTATACAATTGGTGATTGATGGCTGTTACAAACAAGTCACACCAAGTTGCAGAAATTATAAGATGTGGTAGAGATCCGACTTATTTCTTCAATAATTACGTAAAGATACAACATCCAACAAAAGGAACGATTCCTTTTAAGACTTTCCCATTTCAAGATGATTGTGTCAAAGAGTTTATTGATCATAGATTCACGATTGTTGTGAAAGGTAGACAGTTAGGTCTTTCAACGCTTGTTGCTGCTTATGCAGTGTGGATTGCGCTCTTTCAAAAAGACAAGAACATTCTGATCATTGCAACAAAATTGCAAGTTGCGCAGAACTTTATTAAGAAATCCAAAACTATTATTAATAATTTGCCAGCCTGGTTAGTGCTGCCATCTGTTACAGCTAACAATAAACAACTTGTTGAATTTAGCCATGGCTCTACAATCAAGGCTATTCCAACGTCAGAAGACGCTGGCCGCTCTGAAGCTTTGTCACTTTTAATCGTAGACGAAGCAGCGTTCGTTAGAGACTTCGACACTCTTTGGACTGGTCTATACCCGACGCTGACAACAGGCGGTAGAGCAATTCTACTTTCTACGCCCAATGGCGTCGGTGGTCAGTATTACAAGTTGTACAAAGATGCTGAGGCAGGACTTAATGAGTTCAAGCCAATTAAGCTTAATTGGGATGTTCATCCTGAACGAGATCAAGAATGGTTTGACAAAGAAACTAGAAATCTTTCAATTCGCCAAATTGCGCAGGAATACTTGTGCGATTTTGCATCATCTGGAGAGACATTTTTAGGTGATGATGATCTGAAATGGCTACATTCACAGATTAGAAATCCAATTGCAAGAGAAGGCTTTGATCGAAACGTGTGGATTTGGTCAAGGCCACTATCAGAAAAGAAGTATGTCATGTCTGCAGATGTCGCACGTGGCGACGGAAAAGACTTTTCTACATTTCACATAATTGATGTCACAACTGGCGAAATTGCCGCAGAGTACCGTGGAAAAATAGCACCTGACCGATTTGGTGATCTACTTAGCGAATATGGACTGCTCTACAATAAAGCGCTTCTCTGTCCAGAGAATAACAGCTTTGGGTATGCGACCATAGTCAGGCTTAGAGATTTAAATTATCCTAAGATGTATTACCAAAAGAGTAATGCAGTTTATATCGGAGACTACATTCCACCTGGTGAGACTTCGACGGCAGGATTTAATACTAGCGGCAAGACACGATCTTTAATCCTTACAAAACTTGAAGAGCTTATTAGGAACAAACAGATTATATCTTTCTCATCTAGGTTTTATGATGAACTAAAGACGTTTGTGTGGAATGACAACCGAGTCCAAGCTATGAAAGGCGAGAACGATGATCTCGTTATGAGTATGGCAATTTGTTGTTGGTTATTTGATGCTTCAGCTGAATATGGAAAAGACACAAATGCCTTGAATCAAGCAATGCTAGCTGCAATGTCAATCAAGAGTCAGACATTCAATGGTGCTGCAAATGATGTTATGAATGGCGAAAGTCGTCGAAAGGCTGAGTCTAAGAGAGACCTTGTTGGTCCTCGATCGATGAATAGGTACAACATACCACCTGAGTTTGCCTGGATCTACAAATAGGAACTAAATTATGGCGAAGAAAGAAGAGAATATATTTTCAAGATTGACATCGCTGTTTAGGAGCGGTCCCGTTGTCAAGCGCAGAGTCAAAGATTTTAAGCCTAGCGCAAAAAATACGACAGCATTTGAGCTCTTTAGAAAGACACAGTCGCACGTGTACAGCTCAGCAATGTCTGCTTACGGTTCCTACGATAGAATGGCAAGATACTCTGACTTCCAAGAGATGGAGTACACACCAGAAATCTGTAGCGCTCTTGACATTTATGCCGAAGAATCTGTTGCTCCCGATGAGTTGGGTAACGTGCTACACATTTACTCAGAAAATCCTAACGTCAACAGGCTTCTAAATGAGTTATTTTACGATACGCTTAACGTTAATTTCAACCTGACATCTTGGGTCAGGAATATGTGTAAATACGGCGACTTCTTCCTGTTTAATGACGTTTCTCCCGACCAAGGCGTCATCAATGTTTACCCGATTGCAGTTAATGAGATCGAGCGTGAAGAAGGATTCGACAAAGATGACCCACTTGCAGTCAGATTTAGGTGGATGACACAAGGCAACCAGATTCTTGAGAATTGGCAAGTAAGCCATTTTAGAATTCTTGGTAATGACGCATTCTTGCCTTACGGAACTTCAGTACTTGAAGCTGCTAGAAGAATTTGGCGCCAGCTAATTCTTGTAGAAGATGCAATGCTTGTATATCGAATTGTTCGAGCACCAGATCGCCGCGTCTTCTATATTGACGTTGGAAATATTCCACCTGAAGAGATTCCTAACTATGTTGAGCAAGCTCAGACGCAGCTTAAGAAGAATCAAGTTGTCGATAAAACTACAGGCAGAGTTGACCTTCGGTATAATCCGCTGTCGGTTGATGAAGACTACTTTCTCCCAGTTCGAGGCGCTGCATCTGGAACAAAGATCGAGCCACTTGCAGGTGGTGCAAACGCCGCAGCGATTGAAGATGTTCAATACATCCAGAAAAAGTTATTTGCTGCATTAAAGATCCCGAAGGCATACTTGGGTTACGATGAGGGCCTCGGAGCAAAGGCCACACTATCACAAGAAGACATTAGGTTCTCACGTTCAATCAACAGGATTCAGCGTACGATACTTTCTGAGTTGAACAAGATCGCAATTATTCATCTTCACGCGCACGGTTTTGATGGTTCTGATCTTCTTGATTTTGAACTTAAACTGACCAATCCATCGACAATAGCGCAACAGCAGAAGCTTGAACTATATACGACAAAATTTACTATTGCACAGTCTGCAGCAGGTGTTGAAAGCCTTGTTGATAAAAGATGGATCAGAAAGAACGTCTTCATGATGACTGACGAAGAAATCAGAGCTATTGAAAAAGGCTTAATCAAAGACAAGGAAATGGCTCTCAAGATTGAAGCAGTCAAGCTACCTGATCCTGCACCAGGAGAACAGGATATCGGAATAGAGCCTCCGGGCGGCGCTTCCACGGGTGCCGAAGGCGAAGGAATGGGAGGCCCACCAACAGACATTGGAGCTCCAGGCGGAGCACCGACGCCTCCGCTTGAAGAGTCTGACGACGATGACGATTTTGATAACTTAGTCTCATTAAATGATTTTGCAACGTCAGGTAGACCAATTAGACCTAGCGCGAATTTATCGCTAAAGAAAAGCCTTTTAGGCGAGACAGCACCTGGGGCAAATTATGTCCAGAGAGATATCAAGAATAGGAATCGCCGCAAGAACCCTCTAAATCAAGATGTTGATCATTCAAGGCTTACAAAACATACAAACAAGCAAACAGATTCTATCTCACATCCATTTGGCGCAAAGAGCGACCTTATAAATCCTTTTAAAAATCCAATGGACGAAAGTGATGATTACGATTTAGACGAATATTTAGCAGAGAAAAGTAAAAATCAAAACACTAGAATGTCAGAGATAGCGTCAATCATAAGATCAGTCAAAAAATCAGAATTTAGAAACTCTGAGTCAGTTAATACATCAGGGGATGATGAAAATGAATCATAATAAAAAGAGAAATGTTGGAATAATCTATGAACTACTTGTACGTGCAGTTTCTGCCTATCTTATAGAAGATAAAAAGAATAGAGCACAACAAGCACTTGACATTCTGTCGAAGCATTACAATCAAAATACTGAGCTTTATAAAGAATTTAGATTGTTTAATGCATTGGCAAAATCTACTGTCAAAGACAGCGCTGTTGCAGCTGCAATCATTAATGAGTCTAAATCTGCTGTGAAGAGATTTAATCATGATAAACTCATCAAGGAAAAATCTTCGCTAATCAGAGACATTAATCACCAGCTCGTAGATGTCGATTTCTATTATAGAAAAGTTCCCGACTATAGGATTTTTGCGTCTATCCAATCGACTATTAATGAGTGGTCGCAAGGAGACAGGTCTAATTTAACCGAGACGGTCATCTTAGAGTCAAGGCTGATTGAGTGGCTAACATCTGACAAGAAAGATGATGATATGATTGAAGAAGGTAACAAACAAGATGTTGACACTCTTGTCGTCAAGATCATGAATGAGAAGTTCAACGAGAAATATGATGACAAGTTGACGCTCGAGCAGAAAACTCTGATTCGTGATTACGTCTTTTCTATGCAGAATGACGATGGCATCATGATTAGAGAAAAAGCTAGAAAGATTGTCAAAGAGTCTTTAGCATCGCTAGAAGCTTTAAGAAAGTCTGAGAAAGACAAGTTCGTCCTTGAAAAAGCTGCTATTGTTGAGTCTAAGATCAAGTCTCTTGATTTTGAATCTGTTGACGATGACAAGATTTCCAAGCTAATGACACTTACACAAATGATTAATGAAATAAAGGAGTCATAAAAATGTCAATGACATTACTCAAGGAGTGGACAGCTCTTCAATACAGCCCGACGCTAGTAAAAGAATCACGTTCAATGAACGGCGGGAAAATTTTGCTTAAAGGCGTAATCCAACGTGCTGATACGCTAAATCAAAATGGCAGAATCTATCCTAGGTCAATTCTGGAAAGAGAGATAATCAACTACCAGAAGTTTATCCGAGAGAATAGAGCGCTTGGTGAGTGTGATCATCCAGACACATCTGTTGTTGAGCTTAAGAATGCATCACATCTAATCAAAGAAGCAAAGATGGACGGTGACACTGTCTTTGGCGTCGTTGAGCTCCTAGACACACCTAGCGGCAAAATCCTGCAGAGTTTAGTAGAATCAGGCGTTACATTAGGCATTTCTTCACGTGGTGTAGGCTCTACAAAGCAACAAGGCAGTTCGCTAGTTGTCCAAGAAGACTTCCAGCTAATTTGTTTTGATATCGTTTCAGAACCATCAACACCTGGAGCTTTTATTAATGAGTCAAGATCAATAAATCCTAATGATCTCAAAAGAGTTTTTAATAAATCAGACAGAGTTGATAGAATCTTCAATGATGTACTAAGGTGGTAATCTATGAAGTTGTCAAGAGAAGATCTCAAGTCTATAGTAAAAGAAGCGTTAATAGAAATTCTTGCTGAAGGTTTAAACACTTCAGTCGCCCAGGTAAACGAGTCTAAAACGACACAAAGAGCTATGATGCAACTGCCGCAAGAGCGTAGCAATGTGTCCGATAAAATTAGCTTTTTACCGCGCGGAAGTCAACAGACGACAACTGCGTCTAGAAAGCCTATAGTAGATAAAAAGTCTTTAACAGGAATAACAAGTGACCCAATTCTCCAAGAGATGCTGGCAGACACCGCAACAAGAGGAACGCCTATTATTGATGAAGGCCATTCAAGATCAACAAATCAAGATCTAATGGTTGCGTCATCAGGAGACACTGCTGCTAAAGCAATGCAAAAGAGTGATCCAACAGATGTTTTTGGTGAGTCATCATCAAAGTGGGCAATGTTAGCTTTTGCAGATAAAAAAACATCTTCTTAAAAAAAATGATCGTTAAAGATATTTATAAAATGTACCCCACAGGAGTTAATTATGGCAATTAAGCTTACACCTACAATGCTCAAGAGAATGGTGCTTGAGGAGAAGAAGAAACTTGAAGGCGAGATGCTCAAGGCAAACAAGGCAGCTGCTAGAGAAATGCACCTCGACATGGACGAGTCAGGCTGGGAAGATCCTAGCAATGTCTCGCATGCTAAGAAGCGTACTCACGCATCAAGTGAGAAACCTGTTAAAGGTGACGGCAACGGCCCAGGAGATGTTGAGGGTTACAAGGCACTCAAGGAGACTGAAGTCAAGCTTAAGCGCCAGCTCGCTCTCGTCCAGGAGCGTCGTATCGCTCTTCGCAAGAAGATCATCGACACTCTCTGAGACTAGATAATTAGCTGTAGGAGGATCTATGAGATCAATCACAACACGACCTGATGATGATGGCGTCGCCATCGGTGGCCTTGGACATCGCAATAAAGTAAATTTGGAAAGCATGTTTCCTGGCTCGCCGCTCTACGATCCTAACTACGCTACCGATCCTGTTCGAAACGTCTATGGGCCCGCATTGCTTCAAGGCAATGCGGAGCTCACTGTAGGATCAACAACCTATGTTTCACCTACAGGAGACATACAGGGAACTGCAGGCTACTACGGCTTCAGTTCCGAAGTTAATTTGAATTTCGGTGAGAATGACCCGCCAAATTATGATAATGTGCCAACAGCGGCAGAATTTCCAGGTCTTGGAAACCCAGCTTCAGCATACGTTCCTAATTTGACATCACCCGGGCCCGGATCACTTGACGCAAGAGACCAAGCGCCTTTTGCCGGATCGCTTCCAGATGCCTTCACGGCAACGACAAAGCAGTTCGGTCGCGGCGGCGGAACAACTATCTCACCAAATAATTCATCTACTTCTATAGCAACTCAGACATTAGCCTCATCTTTAGGTAGAGACTATTCATATACAACAAGCGACGAGGTAGTGACTTAAACCGCCATGATGCGCGTCGTTCATAATCGCTTAGGCGACGCCAATACTGGTGCTGGATATGGTACTACGAAGACAAAATCTTCGGGACAATCTTATCCAGCACCATCGACGTATCCATACGATGTTGTTGATAAGCATTATGATGACGAAGAAGATCCAGAACTTGTTGATGCCATCGTGAAGAAAACAGGTATGAGTTCTATAGCACGCGGCCCAGCACAGTGGCGAAATGATAGAAGCTCACTTACAAAGGTGCGTCTCGATCTATTTGAAAGCTACTTACATGAGATTGAAATAAAACAAGGCATCTCACCCTTTCCATTCAGCACACTTTATAAGCATTTTGATGGTCCTGCGACAGGTGGGACTAAAACAAACTTTGCCTACAGGACCGGACCTGGCAAAATGCTTAATGCGACAACACGAGGTTGGTCTCAAGCACAAGATTTTGATCCAATTGGAGACAAAATCAGAATCAATGATATATTTGATTCAATCGATCCCGATAAGAGATCTTTACTTAAAGCAAACCTCATGATTAAAATGTCGCAGAAAGATGACAAGTAAACATATAATTAAATGACGTACAGGAGTTCAAATGTCTAAATCGCTGTTTGAGGAGGCAATAGCAGACGCAAAGCAATTGCGCGAAGTTGCCGAACAAAACGCGAAGAGCGCAATTCTTGAGGCAGTCACGCCAAAGATTAAGCAGTTTATAGAGTCACAGCTTATTGGTGATTCTGCGCTTGTTTCTGAGCGTGATTCACATGATTTCATAATGAGCGCTCTTAGCGAATCTGACGATGATGGTAGTGACGAAGATGTTCTTGTCCCACCGGGCAAGGCAAAGAAAGAAAAGATGGAAGAAGCCGACGAGCAGAGCGATGAAGTTGAGCTTAGCGAGTCTGCATTGGCGTCGCTCGTCGATCTTTTCACCAAAAAGAATAACGCAAGGACAAAGATCGAAGACCTTCGAGAAGTCTTCAATAAACTGAGTGCAGAAGATCAGATCGCATTGCTTGAGATGATTAAAGATGATAAAACTAGCAATGATGAAGAAAGTATGCACGAGATAGACCTAGATATGCAAAGGATGTCTAGGGCTAGCAAATCAAAAGATGCGAAACAATCAGCATCAGGAGACAAGACAATGAGCAAGTCAATGAAAGAAAAAATCTACGAGCTTGATCTTGATGCGATTAATGAAGATAAAATCGTTATCGATTTCGGGAATGACGTAACTCTTGACAGAGAAAACCCATATTCGGTTTTAGTTTCTGACTCTGATGAAGAAGAAGAAGAAGTCGAAGTTATGGAGCCTGAGGAAGACGAAGAGGCACCTCCCGAGGATGGTGAGTCTGAGCCTGCGCCTGAAGAAGGAGCAGTCGAGTCTGCAGTTTACGAAATTGATGAAAACATGCTTCGCTCAGAGCTTTTCAAGCTCCGTGAAGCAAAGTCATCCAAGGCAAAGAAAGCCAAAAACCCCGCACAAGCAGCAGCTGACGCTTTCGGTGGCGGAAAACTCCAAGAGATGGATAAAATTGTCATGAACAAATTTGCCAATATCAAGGAAGCATATAACAATGAGGTCCGCAAGAATCGTGATCTCCAGCAACAGCTCAATGAATACAGGAACGGCATTGAAACGCTCCGTGAGCAACTCTCAGATCTAAATCTCTTTAATGCAAAATTGCTTTATGTCAATAAGCTTACACAAGCATCAGAGGTCACGTCAGATCAAAGACGTGCCGTTGTTGAAGCTCTTGACGGCGCAAAGACGCTTAGAGAGGCAAAGATAATTTACAAGAGCCTATCTGAGTCTCTTCCAAGACGTAATTCTGCGTCTTTGACTGAATCAGCACGTAGACTCTCACCTGGCCAGTCGTCACGTCCCACCACATCAGGCAGCAGCACAAGGCTCAATGAGTCTACCGAGCTTGATCGTTGGGCAACACTGGCAGGAATTAAGTAATTTTAAGGAGTATTTCAAATGTCTAAGTCATTTTCTCTTAAGACTCTCACAGAGGGTATTTCCGACCGCAATAACAGCGCGGAAGGCAACCGCCTCGTTGAGAAGTGGACTCGCACCGGCCTCCTTCGCGGCCTCGAAGGCGTCAAGCGTGACAACATGGCACGCCTCCTCGAGAACCAGGCAGCACAGGTCCTCCGTGAGAGCAACAGCCTCTCACAGGGCGGTGGCAACCTTTCTTCTTCTGGCGACCTCCGTGGTTTCACCTCAATCGCATTCCCAATCGTCCGCCGTGTCTTCGGTGGCCTGGTCGCAAATGAGCTGGTCTCCATCCAGCCCATGAGCCTCCCCTCCGGTCTCCTCTTCTACCTGGACTACACCTACGGAACAGACATTGGTGGCGATGCAAGCCTCACCAACGGTACTTCAGCTACAAGTACAGCCACCTACAAGTCAGGCCAGTCGATCTACAACAACCCCACCGGCCGCGGCATCCAGAGCGGATCTCTCGCAACTGGCGGTCAGTACGATCTCGTCGGCACAACCTACAGCAAGGTTCACAAGTTCGCATCGGGACTTGACCTCCTCGCTTCGGGTGCTTTCGCCGGCAGTGCAACTTTCACCAACGGTGCCAAGGCTCACGCTACAGGAACCGACGGTCGTCTCCTCCAGTTCGACCCACAGGTCACCAACCTCATCGAAGCTGACACCACACTCAGCGGTAACGGCCAGTTCCAATTCCTTGTCATCGGTACAGACAGCCTCTCTGGAAGTCAAGGCGAAGTCTTCGACTCAACTCAGGTCAAGGACGTCTCACTCTTCTCAGCAACAGCTGCAGCTTCAACAGGCCTCAAGGCTATCGGCGACACAGTACAGGGTGGTTCAAACATCCTCAACATCCGCCGCCTCAATCAGCTCGGTTCTTGGGACGGTGCAGCCTTCACAGTCAATCCGCTTGTTGACATCACACTCAACACCTCGGCGATCCTCATGGTCGTCTCCGGAACCTACCTCCCAGCTGCAAGCACATCTGACGCAACATTCCTCACGGCATCGTTCGCAATCGCAGACTCATTTGCAACTCCAGGCACTTCCGGTGACACTCTCGTCATCCCCTCGTTCGAGTCTGATTTCCAGTCAGCACCCAGCCCAATCATCCCCGAGATCGACATCAAGATTGAGTCAATTGCGGTCACCGCTTCGACTCGTAAGCTCAGGGCTCGTTGGTCGCCAGAATTGGCTCAGGACCTCAATGCATACCACTCACTGGATGCAGAGGTCGAGCTCACTCAGATCCTCTCTGAGCAGATCGCTCTCGAGATCGACCGTGAGATCCTCAATGACCTCCTCACCCAGGCCAATGGCGCTAACTACTACTGGTCACGTTCACCAGGCAAGTTCGTCAACAAGACCTCTGGTGCCGAGATTCTTCGCACAGTCACCTCATCTCTCGTCACTGCACCTGGTCCTAACTTCACCGGTACAGTCCGTGAGTGGTACGAGACTCTCACAGAGACCATCATCGACGTCGCCAACGAGATCCACCGCAAGACTCTTCGTGGTTCGGCCAACTTCATCGTGGTTTCACCCGATGTGGCAACCGTCCTCGAGGCTTCGGTCCTCTACAAGCCTAGCTACAGCCTCGACGGTCAGGGCCAGGTCGGTTCCTCCTTCTCGATCGGTGCAGCACCTATCGGCAGCCTGAGCAACCGCTTCACAGTCTACAAGGACCCCTACTTCCCCCGTAACAAGATCCTTATCGGTTACAAGGGCGGCAGCTACCTCGAGACCGGCTACGTCTATGCTCCTTACGTCCCACTCATCGTCACTCCTACCATCTTCGCTCCAGAGGACTTCACCCCACGTAAGGGCGTGATGACTCGCTACGGCAAGAAGATGGTCCGCAGCGACTTCTACGGCACAGTCACGTGTTTAGACATGAACATCATCTGATGTTCTAGCCGATAAAGGCGCAAGGCGGCCACCCTTCGGGGTGGCCGTTTTTGTTTTTGACGTTATATTTAGACACATGATACTGACATCCTTAAGAAGCTTTATTAGACATGTTCTACAAGAGACCAGTGACCTTGACGAAGGCGGTAATGTTCAAGTCGGTGGCCGGCAGGCAGATAAAATAGAGATCGCAAGAGTGCACAGAGATAGATTTGTCAAAGATCTGCGGTTATTATTTAGAAATTTAGACCAACGATACAGTCAATTTACAGCAAATCTAGGTAACGAACAACACCTATATCGACCTGATGTTATCGAAAAGATCCTGTCAGGTGTAGGTTTTGGAGGCTCATCAGCAGTATTTTTTGATCTTGAATCACACGATGAGCTTTTTGCAACAAAGAAGAAAAAGCTAGGTGACATTGATGTCTACATACCACGTGAAACTTATGTTAGCCTCTTTAATATGTTGCAAGAGCTTGAAGGTCAAAAGATTTTAGATTTACCTGAAGGCCGCAGCATTGACTACATAGGGCAGATTGATGCCGACGCTGTTGGCAATCAGATAAATTCTCTATTTGTCTACAATTTCAAAGACGAAGATACAGGAGAGACTGCAGAACTTAATATGCAGATCGACTTTGTCAAAGCACGCTTTACCGAAGAAGGTGTCCCTCACTCATCAATTGTTCACTCGCATGGATCAAGTGCAACAGACATGATGTTAGGAATCAAAGGATTTGCAAAAAATTATCTTATTTCTTCTTTGACATCTAAGCTCACGCGCGTTCCAGGAAAAAAGGCAACACCGTCTTCGACAAAAGACAAGATCAAGATCTCAAAGTCAGGCGAATCAGATGAAATAACGCTCTATACGTTTTCTACAGACTATGGATTCCGCCGAGCCCGTGAGATGTTAGGTAGAGTTGAAGATGTTGATGTCTACATGGACATTAAAGTTTCAGACGACACAATACTCGAGACATCACAGGGTTTCAAGATGCTTTTTGGCGTAGACCCTACACCCGACGAGCTTGATCAATTCCACTCTTATCTTGGCACGCTAGCGCTTATGAAGAAATACATAGGTGACAATGAAATGGGCGGTAAGTCAATCTACGTATCTGTTTTTGAATCTTTATTCTATAAGTGTTTCTCTGTTGAAATCAAGCCAATTCCTCCTGACGACATTAGAATTACAATCGCACAGTCAACAGAGCGTTCAAACTTCGCATTAGATCGTGAAGTCAAGGAAGCAATGATGAATGCTTATTATGACGCTTTTCCTGACTTACTATCTAGAAAGTCTGAGTTTGATGAGCAGATAGAACGTTACTACCAATATCTACCAATATGGGCAGAAAAAAGATCTGACAAATAGATTGAATGCAGATGTGCCTGTTTGATTTATTTACACAGCGTTTGGTTTTCCTTTAAGGATGCATCTAATGATCTCTGACAAAAATAGAGTCACACTGACGATTTTTTTAAGATGAGCTGATAATTACCAATAGGCCCAATCTAGTGAACACCTGACACCGACAGGGGGTTGGAAGCATTCGGAGCATAGGAGGTTCACATGCCCAAAGTTAATTACACAGAGTCAGAAGGCCTTTACCAGACAACCGGCACAGGCATTCAGTTCGAGACAACCCCATTCTCACCTGTCCAGACAATCACAGCAACGCCAGCAACTGTAGACGCACCAGGAGTTTACCTCCTTAGCAAGGCCGACGGCGACATCACCGTTGTGATGCCCCTCGCGGCTTCTGTCCCCGGCGGTGTCTTCATCTTTAGACAAGCAAATGCAAGCCCACGCCAGCACAAGCTCACCGGCTCAGCAGAAGTTGGCGGTAAGAAGGTCTTTTGCGGACAAGCCGGCGCTACTCCCGACGGGTTCGGCAGCTTGGTTACCTTTCCAGCACTTCAGAATAGCTCGGTGACTCTCGTCTCTGACGGTTTTAGTTTCTGCCTTGCAGCAGCATCAGGATCAATAGGTATCTCTGGCGGCTGATTAGCCTTCTATAATCAACTCGCCGTCAGAGACGGCGAGTTTTTTATTGCGTGATATTTATGTTATAATTAATCCATATGGAGAAATCATGGCAATACGTTATCTTACGCAGAAAGAAGTTGAGTCTCTGGCGCCTGTTGTCGTAGAAGATGCTGTCCAGTCTCTTGAAACAGCAGTAAATGATCTTTTAGACGTAGCTGAGGCTGTCGATAATAACGAATCTAATAATGACGAAGTCTTAACCGATGAAGTCGATGTTGAAGAACGTGAAGTTGAAGAAGCGCCTGTTGTCGAAGCTGCGCCTGTAAAGATTCAAAAAGAAGCTTTTTCTGGGCAACACAGTAATTTTAAAAATAATTCAAAGAAAGGCAAGCGTTGAAACTTTTTCACGAGCTCATACGTGAGATAATCAAACACATTAATGATAAATGGGTTGTTTATCCCAAGAAGGGTGGAAAGCGTTTAGGCACTCATTCGTCAAAGTCAAAAGCAAAACGTCAGCTAGCAGCAATAGAAATATCAAAATCTAAAAGAAGCTCTTGACTTACTCGTTTGTGGCATCGTGATATTTACATCTAGGTGCCGTCATGTCCTCATTTGTAAATACACCAAGTCCAACACCTTTCGGTGCATTCGACACAGATACGTCATTTCAAACAGACGCAGACAAGATGGTTGTCTTCGTCAAGCGAAAGTTAGGTGACGATGTTCTTTCTGTTGAATTGACAAAAAAGCAGGTCTGGGCAAACCTCGAAGAAGCTTGTTTTGAGTATAGCAACATCCTTAATCAGTATCAAGCTAAGTCAACACTTTTAACTTATCTTGGCTACAGTACCGGATCTCAAAACTTACAATCAGTCTACCCAAGAGAAAGCCTTGAGTATCTTGCAAGATTTGCAGATCCTTACGCATCTGAGGCTGGGATTGGAGGATCTTACAATATGTTCTCAGGATCCATTGCGCTGATTCCTGGAGTTCAAGACTACGACCTCTATACAGATCTTGTTGATTCAACTGGCGCAGTGATGTTTAATTCATCATCAAATACATCACCCAAGACTAAGATGCGCATCATGGAAGTGTTTCACTTCAATCCGTCAGCAGCATATAGATTCTTTGACACAACATCAGCGATCAATTATCTTAACAATGAATTCGGATTTGAGTCATTCACACCTGAGACAATATTCTATGTTTTGCCTGTATTTGAAGATGTCTTAAGAGCAGGCATGTTAGACCTCTCTAACAGAGTTAGGCGTTCCAATTACTCATACCAAGTGATCGGTACAAAGATTAGAATATTCCCAACTCCGACGCAGGTAACTTCACCTGCAAAAAGACTATTCATAAGAGTTAAGTACTTTCAAGATCCTGTCAATCCTAGTTTTCAAGATGACACATTGTATGGTGTCAATAATCTTTCCAACATACCTTTTGGAAATTTGACATACGCGAGAATTAATAGCATGGGATTGCAGTGGATAAGACAATACACACTAGCACTCAGCATGGAACAGCTTGGAATGATCAGAAATAAGTTCACAACTGTCCCAATTCCAGGCGGTACAGTAACATTGAACGGAGGTGATCTTGTTACCAAAGGCAGAGAAGACAAGGCAAATCTTTTAACAAAACTCAGAGAGATGCTTGAAACTCTTACCTACGACAAGCTGATAGAGAATGCTGCAACAAGGTCAGAAAACCTTATGAAGCAGCTTAACAAGATACCAATTCCAAACGGAAAAGCAATTTTCATGGGGTGATAGATGGGAAGGCTCTTTATAACGCCTAGAGAGATGAATTTTATCAATGATATTGGCAAAGAATTGATAAAAGACGTTGTTGGACAAAAAATTTATTATTTCTCCATTAATAACATCAAGTCTGCAGTGCACGATGTTTATGAGGAGTCTGCTGAAAAGATCTTTGAAAACCCTATCGAGATAGACGCACTTGTGAAATACGCACCTCAGGAAGTGCGTACAAATCGCTTTGGATCTGAAGAATTTTACACGATTGAATGCTACCTTCACTTTAGAGACCTTCTTGAGAAGGGAATCGATGTTCATGAAGGCGATTTCTTTAGCTATGGTGAGACATTCTTTGAAGTCATTAAAGCACCAAGAACAGATATTATCTTTGGTCAGATAGAACACAAAAATTACATCACAATTACGGGCAAGCAGTCAAGAAAAGGTCAATTCATTTCGAAGGTATTCGGGCCAACGTCCGAAGAATACACAGATGCAGATGCTGTTCAAGAGACATTTGTTCAACAAAGAGGTTTCTACGAGAACAAGGAAGGCATTACAGGCGACGTCAGAGACTTGCAGCGTAATGGTGTTCTGGACGCGCCGATTACAGGACCTGCAGAAGTCTCAGAACTCGGCGACCCAGAGAATGTCGGTTCAGCATTCTATGATGAGAGCTGATTATGCCTGAAAAGATACAACTTAGAAAAGGCTATGAGGGATTTGCAGTACCCGACAATTTTAGCATCCCATCTGCAGGTATTGAAGATGTTGATCGAGCGCTATTTGATCTCTTTGATAAGCGTCTAGCGTTTGAAGTAAAGGTCAATGAGCAGACGACAAAAGTGCCCGTTGTATTCGCTGCAGGTGAAAGATTTGCTCTGACTAAGCGGATGAAGCCGATTAGAGACAGAAATAATGCGTTAATACTGCCGCTCATTGCAATTAAAAGGACATCAATTGGACATAAAAATGAGCAAGAAGTCGGCGGAACTGCAATATCATTTAGGCAGCCAGGTGATTATGTAATCCGCAAGAGGCTCGATCCAACAGATCGTGAGTATCAAAACATTATCAATAAGCTCTCGATAAAAAATCAAGATAATGTGACATCAAGAGCACATTTTTCGTTAACTGACATCTCACCAGGCCAGTTTGCTGAACCGGGTACCCTCGCTTCTAGGCGTAACGGACCAGGAATAAAGTACGGGTCGGGAAATCTTAATACACCTCTTGCAGATGCAAATCTCGGTAATAATATTTTTGAAATTATTACTATTCCTTACCCGCAATTCATCGGTCTCAACTACAATGTTGTCATTTGGACGCAGTATATGAGCCAGATGAACCAATTAATCGAATCGCTAATGATGAAATTTGACGGTCAAGGACACGAATTTCAAATCCAGACCAACAAAGGATACAAGTATACAGCTTTTGTGCAAGGTCCGTTCAACAACAGCGACAACTTTGATGATTACACAAACGATGAGAGAATCATCAAATACACATTTGACATCAAAGTTCCTGCCTACATCCTGGCACCGCGACACCCAGGCCTGGGATCACCTTTTAGAAAGTTTCAATCTGCACCCACAGTCAATTTTGGTATTTACGATGTATCAACACAAATTGCAGAAAAACAAGTTGAACCGCATGCCGAAGCAAAACTCAACAGATTTATCCTTTCAGATGTTGAACATTTAGGCGATGATGGAATGCCGCACCTTGAGAGAGGTGAATCAAATGAAAAGGCAGTCATACCTAACGAAGGAAAAGGTAAATTCGAAAGGATAATCTACAGAGACGTTAGGGCAGGAGAGCAAATTCTACCTATTAGAAAAGCTAGATTTACAGAAGATGAATCTATATGAAGGTTTTCTTCAAAGTGATGGGATATTTATAACGGAAGCGTGAGTGGAGATAAAATGGCCGAAATAACGTATCGCTCGCCAGGTTTTTTTGAAAGTGAAATCGACCTATCAGCACCTACATCTGTTGCTGTGGCTGGAACACCTGCCGGCGTCGTTGGACCTTCTCCTGCGGGTCCTGCATTTATACCAACAACTGTGACATCACTTGCACAGTTTACTGATAGATTCTTTGGAAACTCTGATATTCGTAATAGCTCTTATTTTGCAGGGCAAGAATTCTTTAGATATGGAAATTCACTGACATTTCTGCGCACTCTTGGCGCAGGAGCAAATCAGACTGCAGCAGACATTGTTAACACACAGACAAAAGGCACGGTAAAAGGTGCAGGTTTCGTAATCTCAGGTTCAGCTGCTGCAGGCACAAATATTGCAGCAACTTCAACCTTTAGCCTTCTTAATTTCGGATCATTTAATAACGGAGACAACTTCGTCATTCAAGATGCATCAGGTGTCTATCTAAAGATAACATTTAGAACCGGCGGCGCTGCAACGCCAGGAGCACCGTCCTATCCTGCTAGCGGAACAGGGACATCAGGATCACCATACGAAGCTGAAGTCACGATCGCCGGTGCGGCTTCTCTGACAACTATGACCGCAGACGTTATTACATCGGTCAATTCCACGACTTTAGGCATCAGCGGAACAGGATCAATTGGAATCACAGCGTCAGGCGTCACTGCAACAACACTCTTGTTGACTCAAGATGTTGCAGGTTATGCAGGAAATACGACAGTTACTAGAAGCGGTGGACTTTCACCGTCAGCAATCACAACACCTGACTTCAGTGGCGGCTTTACTGATTTGCGTCGACAGGGCGCAGTCCAGTTTCTGGTTGCCAAACATGACGTTAACACAGCAGCAGATTATGCCTATCCAGTGTTTGTTGACAATGACAGCTTTAACGTAAGCGCAGGTGGCGGAACAGCTAATCTGGTCAGAGGTGTCATCCTATTTGCAACAGGAACAAGGGCACAAGTTTTAAGCTATAATCAAAACTACTCTCCCACCAGCGTTATAGACGATGCAGCAACGATTGACGCATCGGCATCTACTTTTAAGCTTGTAATCTCAAGCTCAGGAGCAGCTTTTGGGTCTGATGAAGGCTATACAGGAATCAAGATCTACACAGCATCACTTGATCCCTCTAATGCAAATTACATCTCAAATATTTTGAACACATCACCTGAGCTCTTCCAGCAGAAGCAGCACTTGTTATATCTTGATTATCCAATCGAGAGTGGTATCGCTACAGTCTCAACAACAGCAAACAGCGTTGCAATCCTCTCAGGTTCGTCAAATACTTCACCAAGCTCAGGAGATAGCACTCTTCCGTTCTTGAATGCTTTTGGCAAATTTGACACAAGATACACATCTGCCAAGACTTCAAAGTTTATTTCTCAACCTTACAGCGATAAAGAGTATGATCTCTTTCACTTTGAGACAATAAGCGACGGTGCAGTTGCAAATGACCTCTTTAAGATCACAATTAGCAACTTAAGGCGCTCAACAGATCCTGCAAATCCTTACGGAACATTTACCGTACAGGTTAGAAACTTTTACGACACTGAAGCTCAACCCGCTGTTTTCGAGCAATTCAGCGGTTGCACATTAAACCCAGCTGATTCAAACTACATCGCAAGAAAGATTGGCGATAGGAAGACTTTCTTCAACTTTGATGCTGTCAATGTTCTTGACAAGAACTTTGTATCAACTGGAACTTATCCAAATATGTCAACCAGAATCAGAGTTATCGTATCAAACGAAGTTGCCAATAATGAGATACCAAAGGACTCACTCCCATTTGGATTTAGAGGAATTCCAGCGCTGAAGTTCACCGCGGGTCTAACCGATAGCGACCTTCCAGCTCTTAGCAATAGAGAGGCAGGAATACTCCCAACCGCGGTCCAGTTCTTAACATCGTCAATCCAGCCACCCGTTCCTATGCGTTATAAGGTTACGTCAGGTGAAGCTGATAGCACACCTTCGTATCAAGGTCAAGCTGGAATTACAGAGTTTGCCTCACCTGCATACGCATGGGGTATTAAGTTTGAGAAGGTTGAAGATACATTAAATCCCAATGCTTCGACAGGCATAAATCCTTATATTGAAAATCTTGCAAAATTCTCTGGAATACAGAAGCTTGATATGCTTTACACGGGATCTAGCGCAGACACTTTTAGCAACAATAAGTTCTCACTTTCGAAGGTTGCATTCTACAACGCCAAGGGTGCAGGAACAGCGCTTAATGCCGCAGTAACTAATCTAACAGGAACTGTTGGACAGCACATGGCCGACGCGATCTACATCAGAAACGCAGTTCCAGATCCATCGGATGGAACCGTAAGTGATGCAAGCATCACAGGACGACTGACATTTGGTACACTAGCTCTAATACCGTCTGCTTCTATCTTCAATAGATTCTCACAGTTTGCGAAGTTTACAAATATGTTCTATGGCGGGTTCGATGGTCTAAACATACTTGATGTCGACATGGGTGCCATGAACGACAAGTCGACTTCGAGCGAGACAGGCGGAAAAGCAATATCGAATCCCAACATTGGATTAAATGTCTACGCAAATAACTTTGCCGCTGGTGACAATAATGCCATTGTAAGTTCATACAAGACCGCAGCATCAATAATCACAAATTCTGCAGCTTCTAATGTCAATATCATAACCGTTCCAGGCATCAGAGACGTCAGCGTTACCAACACATTTGCTTCAAACACGCAAGGGTTTGCTAGAGCAATCTATCTAATGGATATTCCGACATACACTGACACAGGTGTGAGAATATTTGATAATGCAACACAACCAGACGTCAACTATACAATCAATAGATTTACGTCTAGAAATGTTAACAACAGCTACGTCGCATCGTATTTTCCAGACGCATCAATTAACTATGATGCTTCACCCGGTGCTGCAGTTGGTGTTCCACAGAAAGTTAAAGTTCCTGCATCAATCATAGCACTCGGCGCTCTTGCACAAAATGACTCTAAGGCATATCCATGGTACGCTCCCGCAGGATTTAACAGAGCAGCGCTGACATCGGTCGTTAATCTTGCAGTACGCCTCTCAAGCACTGATAGAGACAGCCTCTATGATGCAAGGATAAATCCGATTACATCATTCCCAGGTCTCGGTTTTGTGATTTACGGACAAAAGACATTACAAATTGCAAGGTCTGCCCTGGATAGAGTCAATGTTCGTCGTCTCCTTATTGAACTTGCAAGAGTAGTTACGACTGTTGGTCTACGATTCGTATTTGAACCGAATAATGCAGCAACTCGCGCACAGTTCGTAAGTCAATTAACTCCACGCCTCGCTACAATCCAGGCACAGAGTGGTATTGACAGTTATAAGATCGTTATGGACGCTTCAAACAACACACAACAAGTTGTTGAGGCTAACAGGCTCGTCGGTACTATCATCATAGTACCCACCAAAGCAGTTGAATATATTGCAATCGACTTTATAATTACCAATGCAGGCGTCGAATTTGTCTGATATTTACTTAAGAGGATAAAATGGCATCAACAGCACCCGGTATCACAATATTCGAAACCGACAATTCGGCACCCGCTGCAAGAACCACGACGGGTGTTCCCGCAGGTATTGTGGGAACCGCAGCGCAGGGTCCTGCCTACGTTCCCCTCACCTTCAGCACTTACAATAGTTGGGAACAATTGTTTGGTGCTCCTGGCACCAGATTCGGCCCAATTGCAGTCAACTCATGGCTCTCAGCTGGTAGTAACAATAAAAATGCAACTTACATCAGAGTGCTTGGTGCAGGTGACGCTAAGAAGCGCAATGCATCAACAGGCGAGGTCAACCGAGCAGGCTTCACAGTCGGTGAGCAACAAGTTCTAGATTCAGGTATTGTTGGTGCAAATCCATATGCCACATCGGGAGGCGTCTTAGGGCGGACATATTTCCTAGGCTGCTTTATGTCAGAGTCGGCAGGATCGACTCTTTTCTCTGGAGCAGGAATCCAAGCATCGGAGAAGGCAACCCCAATTATTAGAGGAATCCTGATGACACCATCGGGAGTCACTCTCACACTTTCAGGAAATTCAAATACATCAAATCAGCCTGCTGCAACTGCTGCCGAAGGATCATCAATCTCAGGCTCAATTGGTATTGCTGATAACACATTCGTCCTCTTGTTAAACGGTCTAGCTGATTCTAACAGAAACATCATAACAGCATCATTTGATAATCTTGCAAGCGCACTAAATACTGACGTCACGAAATATCAAGAGTACGGTCATTACCTCTATTCATATTATGACGTCTCATCAAACTTTGCAGTTATAACAGGCTCACAGATTCTCACGCACGTGACTTCATCTGGCGATTCAACAAAGCACGATGCAGTCTTTATAACATCTAGCTCATTAGGGCGCAACACAGGCAATTCAACCACGCCTAACTTTGAGCAATTCAAGGACCGCTATAAACACCCAGAAGCACCTTACGTTATCTCACAAGGTTACGGTGGCACAAAGTACAATCTGTTCAAGTTGCACTCAATCCACGACGGCGCACTACCTTTTGGTGCAGGTAGACTTGCAGACAGCACAACAGCATCACGTGACGCACTTGATAAGAATCTAAAGATAACAATCAGCAACGTTACACCTGCTAATGGTTCGACCTGGCCAACATTCAGTCTATCAGTTCGCCCGCTCGCGCAGCTTGACGAGAGCAGGTCAAGCAATGTGAGTTATCCTAGCTGGGACGGTTTAACACTTGATCCAAATTCTTCAAGATATATTGCTGCAGTCATTGGTGACCAGAAAGTCTACTTTGACTTTGATAAAGTAGAAGGTAGTCAAAAGCTTGTGGTCGAAGGAGACTACAGAGTTACTAACAACTATGTTCGGGTAGAAATGTCTGATGACTTCCTGGCAGGAAATATCCCATATGACGCAATTCCTGCAGGTTATAGAGGCTACAGCTACCCATACACGTCTGGGTCAAGTCTTTCAACATACGGTGCAACGGATTCAAACATCAAGGCAGGCGAAGATGATGTCATCAGGTCTGCCACGGTGCCACCTGTTCCCGTAAGGCTTAGAATTTCCAATGGCGTTGACCCAACAGCAGCTTTACCCGCAGCACCTCTTCCAACGTGGGGAACACAAGTTGAGCAGTACAACACTGTTGATGATCCTAGCAAGTCTGGAATGGCTCTCAATCAATCGATCTATAACTACTCAAAGTTCTTCCCGTCTTATCATCCAACAAATGCTAACTTCTTTGAGACAGATTCCACGTTAACAGACACATTTTGCAACAACTACTTCACGATAGAGAACATCCAAGTAGTCACTGGCGCCAATGGTAATGCCAACGAAATTCTTTGGGAATCAGCCTCATATGTTCGTCAAGGTAACATTGTTCCTAACGCAACTAATAAGACACGTGCCTTATCAATCAATGATCTTGTATTTAATAATACATACAAGACAACGAACATTTCCAATGTGTCTTACACGTTTATGCTTCAAGGTGGTTTTGACGGTGTCAACATCTTTGATGCTCAAAAGTCAAGTCTAAGTGATCTTGCAGCACGCAGAGAGATATCAGATTCTGCAAATCAAGGTGGCGTAAATGGACCCACAGTTGCAGCATACAAGAAAGCGATTGATATCATGGGTAGCACGTCAGATGCAAATATCCAGCTTCTTGTGGTACCCGGTCTGAGAGTTCCAGCAGTCACAGACTATGCAATTACGGCAGTTGAGAGCAGATTTGATGCACTCTACATCATGGACATTGAGCAGGTTGACACACTAGGAAACTTCATGACTTCTAGCGACGCTACAGTGTCAATTCCAAACACTGTCGGCAACTTCCTGTCACGTAATCTCAACACCTCGTTCGCGGCAGCATACTTCCCAGATGTCAACGTTCCAGTTCCTGGACGGACAACAACACTGACAGTACCGCCTTCAGCTGCAGTCCTTTATGCATACGCCTTAAATGACACATATGCACCATGGTACGCTCCTGCAGGTCTCACACGTGGTCTTCTGACGGCAACTTCAACTGGCTTTGCCTTGACCACAGACGCAACAGACCTGAAGACGACAGTCCTATACGACGCAGACATCAATCCGATCGTGAGCGCCGGCGGTTCGTCATATGTTGCATGGGGTCAGAAGACACTCCTGCAGACAGCATCTTCACTAGACAGGATCAATGTTCGCAGGCTTCTCATCGACGTTAGAAGGAGAGTTAGGGCAGTTGCTAACTCTCTGCTCTTCGAGCCCAATACGCAGGACACACTTGCAAGATTCAATTCGCTTGTCAAGCCTATCATGCAAGATGTCCAGAATAGATTTGGTGTCGAGAGATACAGAGTCATTATTGACACATCAACAACGACACAAGCAGACATTGAGAATAACACCATCCGCGGCAAGATTTACCTCCAGCCCACAAGGACAGCGGAATTTATTGAGGTTACGTTTAACATTAGCGCAACCTCAACAACGTGATAGATATTAATTAAGAATACGGAGTCATAAATGGCCGAAACACTGTCAGTTACAGACATGCTTCCTAATAAGTTTGAACCAAAGAGGAAGCACCGCTGGATTTTTGCAATCGAAGGGCTTGATTCATTCCTCATCCGCAAGGCTGCCCGCCCCAACTTCAACATGGGCAACAAGGAAATTCCCTGGATTAACACTCAGCGTTACATCTCTTCTAAACTCAAGTTTGACTCAATTACAGTGGACCTCCACGATCCTATCGCACCATCAGGTGCACAGCAGGTGATGGAATGGGTTCGCACACACCACGAGTCAGTCTCAGCAAGAAGCGGTTATGCCGACTTTTACAAGCGTGATTGCCAGCTCAAGATGCTTGATCCTATTGGGACAGTTGTTGAGCTCTGGGACATCAAAGGCGCATTCATTGAGAGTGCAAAGTTCGGTGACCTTGACTACGGATCAGATGATCTGGTCAGCGTCAGCTTAACTCTCAAATTTGATAACTGCGTTCTTCAGTACTGATCTTCTTCAAACCGCACGTTTTACGTGCGGTTTGTTGCGTTTAACGTTTTGCTTCACACATTAAAATAGGCTGTGGAGTAATTTAGAAATGCCAAAGAAGACAGACGTTGTAGGTACACCTAATGAGGTATTCCAACAGATACCAAGGTCTAATCCTGTACAAGATGATTTTGGTTGGACAGTACCAATTGAATTAATTCCGTTACCTTCAAGCGGAAAAGTTTACCCACCTGGAAGCTCGTTGCATGGCAAAGAGACAATCCAAATAAAGGCAATGACTGCGCAGGAAGAAGACATTCTCCTCAGCCGCGCACTCATTAAAGACGGAACAGTTCTAACGCACTTGCTAGCAAGCTGTATTACTGACAAAAGTATCAATCCAAAAGACATGGTTGCAGGTGATAGAAGCGCGCTTCTCGTTGCGATAAGAGTGACAGGATATGGTGCTGAGTATCGCGCTGATGTATCCTGTCCCGCTTGTGAAACCAGACAACCAGCTGCATTTGACCTTACAGACATGCCAATTAAGCGCTTGGCTGTTGAGCCTATTGCGCCAGGAACAAATCAATTTGATTTCATGTTACCGATTTCTAAAAAACGAGTCACATTTAAGCTCATGACTGGTCGTGACGAAGAAGAAGCAAATCTTATCATGGAACGCAGAAAGAAATTGATGCCTGAGGTTGTCGTTGACAATGTTGTTACTACACGACTTGAGTCAACAATCGTTGCAATCGACGGAATCTCAGACAGGAACAAGATTGCTGCATTCATTAGAGCAATGCCGGCCCATGACTCTAGGAAGCTCAGAGAATACATGACGAGTATAGAGCCGGGAATCGAGATGACCGGCCCATTGCACTGCTCACGGTGCAGTGTGACCTCGCAGGTGTCACTTCCCATTGGGATATCATTTTTTTGGCCTTCGACCTGAGTATCGAGAAGAGCTCCTCGAACAATTCTTTTTGCTAATGACGCGAGTCAATATTAGCTATTCTGACTTGTGGAAGATGCCTGTTCGATATCGACATTGGTTTATTGAGAGACTCATCAAAACTTCAGCACCGACAAACACAACAACAACGGGCGGTATCGAGATTGATGATGATACGCCGATTTCGCAAGTTCTCGGTAAGAGAAATAAATAGAAATAGGCGGCTAAAATATGGATCAAGCAGAAATTTTAAAAACTTTGCAAAGCACTCAAGACGCGCTTATTGAACAATTTAATGCGCTAGGTGCTGACACGACAAAGGTCACATCTGCGTTCCAAGGTCTCCGACAAGAAGTTGAAAAGCATCCAGAGCTATTAGCAAAAATGGCGCTAGGCTACGGTCAAGTAAGAGCAAATGCTGCACTTGCTTCATCAGATATGGCGCAATCATTTAATGAAGTTTATGATCTTGCTATGGCGCCAAATCGAATTGCCGCCGCAATTGCAGGTTCTAATGTTTTTGGAATGATGTCTGATGGTTCTGCTAAGATAAACCAGCAAGCAAGAGACATTGGGACATCACTAGATGATTTTAGGACTAAGCTGGCTGGTGATTCTGTGGCGGCAGGAGAAGGAATTTCGACACAGCTTAACCTCGTTTATACAAATCAAGCGCAGTTATCTAAATCTTATTTTACTAACGTGCTTAGAGAGACGCGTCTATTCAATGCAGGCCTCGAGCAGCTCTCTTCTGATACAGGTTACAACACTGCTAAAACTACACAATTGCTGACAGACGGACTTAAAGTACGCGGTGAAACAGTCACTGCGCTGTTCCAAGATGAATTTTCAAGGACAGGCAAGATTACAGGTAAGATTGTTGAAGATTACGCGGCAACCGTTATTGCAGCTGAAAAAGTGACAGGTGTAAACCGGCAGGCAATATCAGACGATTTGCAACGTCTTGTTAAGGACTTTGAGAATTTTGGAAATATGTCGATACCACAAATGGCATCGTTGAGTGTAGCCATGCGTCAATTAGGTTTCGACATGGAAGATGTTAGAACGGTCTCTTCCAAGTTTATGGGTTTTGAAGGAGCCACGCAGGCTATTAGCAACATTGCTGCTGTCACAGGCGCTTCACTTGATGCTATGGAGCTCTTCTATCTCGCAAACGAAGATAAAGAAGAGTTCTTTAAGACTCTGAAGCAGAATCTTATTGAGCAAGGTGTTACTCTTGAGAACCTCTCACACCAGGAACAGGTTTATCTGTCAAAGCAGCTAGGATTTTCATCAGTCAAGCAATTACAGACGCTACTAAACTCAGAGATTGAAGGGACGACTCAAAACTATACTGATATGATCGATGCGGCTGCAGAGTCTGCAGATGTTAGAGGAAAAGCGCTTGATGATGAACTAGCACAGTCAGGTGGTCTTGCGACACAGATGGAAGACGCAGTCAAAAATGCAGAGAAAGGTTATCAAAATACATTAAAGCTCTATGCAGCAACAGAAGATCTTGCAAAAGGAATGCAAAGGCTTTCAATTGAGGCATCTAATAATCTAGTTGCAGGCCTTCCCGTATGGAACAAGGGAATGGAGGCCGTTGGTGAAGGAATCGCTACTATTGCCAAAACATCATCAACGCAGCTTCAAAAGTTAGGAAAAGACTTTGACCAGCTTTTGACGCATATGGACCCAGCAGAAATTATTAAAAGGTTTAAGCCTTTAATAGGAGAATCGCCTAGCCCACTTATGCAAGGAGTCATTGACGGATTTAAAAGTGGTATGGAAGGTGTCAAAAAAGTCCTAATTGCTGGGCAAGCAGACATGGAAAAATTAGGTTCAGGATACGCTGACGGCGCATTCAAAATAACAACACCCATCGGGGCAGCACTCCAAAAAGTCACCGAGATCAAATCTAAATTTAAAGAAGATTCAGAATTTGACAGATTTGTTGCAACCACATTTGACAAAGAAAAAGATCGCTTCGATGGTGTTAAACGTGTCCTAGACACACTTGACACAGGTCTCTCTTCAGAATTTATTGACAAGCAACTAAAAAGTAAATTAGGTGATCAATTCACACCTGCACAATATAAGTCTATCGCGGAGAATTTTTCAAAAGGCAATGAAGAAGGATTAAATACAATTCTCCAAGAAATCTCTGGCGCATCAATTACAGCGACTGTTGCGGCGCAAGCAAAAGCGCTCGAGACGAGCGCAGCTACTGCAGCAGTCAATCCTACAACTCCAGCACCAGCCGCGGGAGCCGCTTCTGCAGTTGAACCTATCGTAGCTTCCGCCGCACAGCCTACTACAGTCAAATCAGAAGTGAGCGGCGAGGCAAACCTTACAGTCAAGGTTGAAGTCAACAGTGAAGCAATCGAAAGCATTGTGATGGCAAAAATTGTTGAAATAGCTTCGAGCGAAGACGGCATTGTCGTAAATACGAATAACGGCAGGGGAACTGGAAGAGTTAAAATTGTAACGGCAACAGCCTGAGGACAGATTTAATGACGCCTGAAGAAGAGATTGAGAAACACAGGAAAGAGACAGAAGAATCTGTCAAAAATATAATGGTCATGTTGGAATCCATGCTGCGCGATGAGAAAAATGCCGCACGTCTCCTTGAGCTCATGGGAGAGATACCTATAACAGTAGGGAATATAAATGATAACAAGAGAGACGCTTAAGTCATTTCTTAGACCACCTGGTAGCAGTGGTGATAGCACTGCAGCAGATACAATCTCATATCGTGTCGCGACAAATCCAGGTGCGCCTTTTGGCGACGGCCTCATACCTGTTGAGTCAAATCCCGATCTTGCTGTGGACCCGAACACGGGCAGACCGCTCATTGGTGTCATGTCAGAGAACGGCATTGCACAAAACTACGTCAATTACATCACAAGTCAGATTCCTGAGTGGCGTAATGAGTTTCCGATTGAGAATGTAGGAAATGCCGAGTACTCATCACCGACTACGCGCGGATCCGCGTTGCAGCCTCCTGAAGGATCGTCGGGTCAACAAGATGTGTGGTCTCCGTCAAATGAACAACCGACAACGACAAACTACTTTAATGAGTCCGGGACAAATGTAGAAAGCTTCATAGACAAACTAGGCTCAAATACGGGTGTCTATGGCCCTGATGCAATTTCAAGTGTGCTACCTGACGACGAATTGTCAGATAGGGTCACAGGACAGTCACCTGCAGTTCCTGCAACGTTTAAGATGCTCAAGAAGTACAACAAGTACACGTCAGTGTCTGAAGGTTCTGACTTCATAGAGCCTGAGATCAATTCGGGAAATGTTGATGGCGCTGTCAAATACTCATTCCAGCGCGAGAAGGGCGTCTACCAAATTGCCGATCTCGGTGGCACTGAAGACTCAACTGCCAAGACCCTTCAGCAACTTGTGCAGACTGCTCCTAGCCTTCTATTGAAGGCAACAGGCTGGGATCCTTCAAATACAGCAGCGACTTCAACTGATCCACAAAATTTCATAGATGACCTTGATCCTGCTTTGTTATCACAGTACCCAAGCATCGTATCTATGCTACTTCCGGATCAAGTCCGTGCAAGAGAGTCATATCCTGCACCGACCGATGGCGAAGCATCATTTCTTGCAGGTAGAAACGAGGCCGTTGAAAAAGACCTATCAACTGCAAAGTACACTTTAGGCAATACGACAGTCTACACTCCTGACTCACCTTTTACAGACGCAATGGGCTTTGAACCGTCATCAAATCCACAAGTTGCCATACACCAGTCAGCTATTTCCATGGTTGCTTTGGCAATCATAATAGAAGAAGCACTTGTCAATCATTCGAGCTTTCTAAAAGATGAATCACTTATCACAAATGGTCTTGGGCCATTTTATATGGGTAGATCAACAAGGACTAAGACTGATTCGATGCTTAGAGCGATCGCCGGCGCAGTCATTGCTAATACAGGAAGATACTCATACAGACGTTGCGTTGAAGAAGGCTTAAAACTCTGTCTAGGAATTGATATTACGGCTGATGGAATCTCTGGAATAGATCCAACGTCAATTGCAACAAATAGCTTTATTAACGTAAGCACAACCAAGGTCGTTGAATCAATAACAGGTAATTCTGCAAGTTCAAGCGATGTCGCAGCAACAACTCAACGACTTGCAATGTCATGGGGTTTTTGGAATGCCGTTGCTAGAAGCACTGTCAGAATCGTAAAGCTATTTGAAAATTCAACGCAGAGCGGCAATGTTGAATATCTTGCTTTGTCAATTGCAAATCTTGCCAGATCTAAAGCACTTTCTGTTACTAACGTATTTGCGCAGATAGGTTACACTAAACTAATCGCGTATCTTGATGGGGGAGATGACCCAGCCAAGAATCCAGAAGAAGTTTCAAGACACTTAGACACAGCATTCTCAACTAATTCAATTGAGACATTGCCTGGGACTAGAATGATGAAGAGCAGAGACCCGGCAGGACCCAGCGCACTTTCGCTAGCTTGGCGTCACAGCTCAATTGCAAGTGCGCTGTTGCTACCACCGTCTTTGATAGCTGCAACACTTGACATGGATTACATACTTGACGGACCAAATGCTGTCAAGGGGACAATGTCAACATCTCTGCTAGAAAAGACATACATTTCTGCAAGGACAAAAGGTCGAATTCCGATAGAAGTTGTCAATGGTCTTGAGAATAGACTTGATGCCGAGTATGTTCCTTTTTACTTTCACGATATGAGAACTAATGAAGTCATAGGACTGCACGCATTCCTTGAGTCTTTGACTGATAACTACACGGCAAATTATAATTCTCCTGTTATGCACGGCCGTGCAGACGGCGTCAAGAATTACAACAACACGAAACGTTCAATTGGCGCTTCCTTTTACATCGTCGCAACGTCACCTGAAGATTTTGATGAGATGTGGGTAAAGATCAATAAGCTTGTCACGTTGTTGTATCCTCAATATACAAAAGGCGTCTTGACAAAAACATCTGGGAATCCTTTTAATTACTTTACCGTCTCTAAAAACGGTTTTAATACACCTGTCAAAGATTTTCAATTTGAACAGCCCTTCAGCCAAGTTGTTGGTGCATCACCGCTCATCAGGCTTAGAATAGGAGACGTGATCAAGAGCAATTATTCTAGATTTGCGCTTGGTAGAATTTTTGGTGCAGGAAATAATGAAGTTGGTGAAGCTGCACCTGATCAATCAGGTGTCACAGACGGCGCGAAACCTGCACGAAATATTGGATCAAATACATTTAATTTTCAAACAAGCGTTATGATGGCACCTCTGCTTGCTGCAATCGCATCTCCGATTGAATTAGTCGCAGATTCATTAAGCGGGGGAGTAGGTGCAAAATATGCAGGAGTTGTAATAAAAGATGCCGCAGATAATCTTCTTATTAATGGCTTTGTAAACCCAATTATTTATATTCAAAATATGTTTAAGAAGACAACGAGGTATTCTTTCATACCCCCGGATAGAGTGTTTAATACTTTAAATTCTGAGCTGTATGGAAAAATATTTCTAAAACCTAGCATAAATCCTTATTTCTTCAAAGACCCAAATAGCGCAGCGGCAGGCGGGACTTATGTAAAGATTACAAGAAATACAGAGATCAGAGTTATTGAAGTCTTAGATCCTTCACCTGATAATGATAAGAGAAGAGATGGCTCAACTGCCGGACAGCCAACTCGCGTGCGAGTAAAGATTTCAAATCCCGGTTTGCTTGTCACAACACTAACTAAAAATAGCAGAGATGAATTAGGCACATTTAACACGTCAATGCTTGAAAGCCAAACTTGTGTTGTTACACTCGACCAATGTCTCATCGATCCAGACGCATATTATAACAATCTAATATTAGCACTTATGGAACTTGCAAGTATCAAAAGCGGTCCAGGCGCAGCCAATAGTGCGCTAAGCCAAGGATTGGGTTCTGTTGTCAACATGTCAAACACGGCAGGTTTCCCAATTAATTCACAGATTGCATATGACTTGTTCGGTTCGATATTTAGGCAATTCTTGGCACCTGTGCAGAATCCAATCGTGGGTTCAATTGAAGGTTCAATGGGGCGAGGTCTGCCAGGCGTAATCACAAGCATGAATTTTACATGGCTTGATGCATCATTCCCGTGGGACACAAGGTGGAACTCAAGAGCGCCTATGGGCTGCAAGATAACGATCGGTTTTGATCCAGTACACGACATCGCACCTGGTCTTGATTACTATGGAGCCAATAGAGCACCTAACTACAATGTTGGTGCAACAATGAATGTGCTTGCAGGCGATCCATTGCCCGACATTGGTAATAAATCTAAGTTTAGATACGAAAATTATGGCAGAGAGACCAGTTCTAAATTTATTGATGAAAATGAATGGGCATCTAAGATAGCAAACTTCAGCACGAAGGGTTTTTCAATTTAATAAATGTGTACGAGGTCCTAAATGGCAACTAGCCGATACTACTTTCTACCTACCGTTAATGGGATTAGAGTCGCGACGACGACACAGTCAACTGCAATCTTCAATGCAGTTGACTCAGGTGCCATACCTACACAGATCTACCAGCTTTCTGACACACAACGTCTCGACCAGCTTGCAGGCAGCGTCTATGGTGACTCATCGCTCTGGTGGGTCATTGCTGCTGCAAGCGGCATCGGATGGGGTCTCCAATTGCCTGCTGGCACACTAGTTAGAGTCCCAACCGACCTAACACTCATATACAATATTTTGAGAAATTCCTGATGCCTGGTGATAAAAAAATCTTAGCAGAAACAGAAGCAAGACTGTCTGGTGGGTCAAAAACGCAGCTTAATGATGCAACTGATTCGCTCATGCAGTATTTGCGCCTATACAGGTCTGCAAACATTATCTCTGCAATCACTGGCCTGGAAAATATAAATACGGCAAATGATGCCAATTCATCGATCATGTCTTCAATGCTCGCGTCTAACAATTCTCTACAGGCAGCAATTGATACGCTGTTAAGTCTTACGACAGTCCAGACACCGACAAAAGAAAACCAAGAAGAAACAGCCGCCGCCTTAGATAAGAGCAAAGGCGATAAAGGGACCTCAGACCCAAAACCTGCACCTGACGTTAATTCTATTGCAGCACACTTCATAAATCACGCCTCGGGATCAAATGGCCAGTTGCTTGCAGCAAAAAATGAATTTGGTGAGTCATTCACCAAAATCAACACTCTGGCGATAAAGAATTCCGGAGTAGGAATAAATTTTTCAAATCGTGGCGCAGATTATGTAGCAATATTTGCCAACTTAATTCCTTCGACAGAGTTTTCTCAATGCGTTCCCTTCTTTAGGATTAATTTCATACAGAACATTCCAGGAGACTCAACTGGAATGCCTTTTCTAAATCTCGAGTCTTTTTTAGGGTCTGCAAAACAAAAAGTGAAAGGTACCGCAGGCATGCTATCATCAGTTCCTGATGCATTTGGTGGCATTCCTTCGCAAGTCCTGGGAGCGAAAGTTGGAAATACAGTGTCTGGGATGGAGCTGTTTCTTGCGCCCCAGACCACAATAAATCCAGACATAAACTCAAATGCCACATATGCAGCGACGAGAGGAATTAGAGTCCTTGATCCAATGCAACCGCTTGCATCAATTGACTCAATTAATATTGATGTGTCCGCAGTCAGTCAAAATTTCATGGCAACACAATCTAAGATCGACCTAGGATTGGTGCTTCATGATAGGTCAAGGCTGTCTGAAATTTCTCCACTTGTATCACCGTCAGCCTACCCGACAGTCAAGGCTGAAATTGAGTGGGGTTGGTCACATCCTGATGATAATCCTTTCACAACAAATGTCTATGCAAAGTTCCTAAATGCGCTGCGAATCAAGCAGCTGTTCGGGATTTCTTCTGCGTCTCTTTCAAATAGAGACAGTACGTCAATGACAGTCAAGATCCAGCTCACGGGCTTGGGTGAGTTCACAATGAAGAGCACGTCAATCTTGACAGGTGACTACGTTTCATATGAGCTAATCAGGGCTCAAGTGAATCAGGTCATCAATCTTTTTGCAAAAAAAATGCCAAATGCGCCTGATGGCGAAAAAGAAAAGCCTGCGCTAATCTACATCGGCGCTGATGAGACGCCTATCAAGGTTGAGAATTGGGACACAAGTGATAAATGGGTTCCCGTAAGCACATATGCTAAAATAGTAAAAGCTGTCGAAAAAGCTCAAAACAAGCAAGACATCACGACGCTTAAAAAAGAGCTGACTGCGCTGATTACGAACCCAAATGCGTGGTCAACATCAGTGGCACAAAAAAGCGACACATCATTAAATGTGAATCAGGGCCAGATTAGAGCTGCGATTGAAACAGGATTAGACGTATCAAGCGGTTTTCCTAATTACGACAACTCAGATTTTATACAGATGTATAAAGGCAAACCGCTAGATTCTGTGTTATCTAAAGCTGACTTAAACATGCAACTTGCGCTTGGATCAACAGACGACAAAGCTGCAACCGACGCTAATAGAAACATCGGGGCGCTTGGTGATGTTATTTATAGGCTTTTTACGGTGCCTTTAGCAATTGCAAACATATACGATGAGATTAGAGTCACATTCTTTGATTTCAATGACCACGCAGCAGAAATGTCTGGTGTCAATATCGGTGCTTTCCCAGTTAGCTTAGCTGACATGCGATACGCATTGTCAAAAAACATGAGTGTTTTTACAGCGATGAGCAAGATTCTGTCTTTTACAGGACGTGCATCTTCGCCCGCTTACGGCCTCCAGCAGGCATTGCTCGACCAACAGAGAGACAATGAAGAACTTGCTAAGCGGAAAGCAGATGATACTGAAATAGATGAAGAGGACACCGCGTCTTACACGGCGACAAGAGACAAGATACAAAAAGACTTTGATACTGCGATAGAGAACATCTATGTTGCGCGTAGAAATGCAGGAATTGCTGTGACGTACGAGACAAAATTCACAGTTCCGCGTATAAAATTTCATACAGAAGTTTCAAATTTCATAGACACTGAGACTAAGGCAGTCAAGAACGTGCTTAATGTCTTCATTTATGACGAAGCAAACTCCGGGTATAGAAGCGTTAACATACTGAATGCTGCCATCACGTCAAAGACAGGAAACTTAACAACAACTGCACCCGGCAGTGAAGGCGGTTTTACTGCAGAAAAAATCGGTCCCAACAAGTACACTGTCAAAACAGATCGTGAGTATGCAAAATCGCTTATCACGTCCATCATGCCCACAATAAGAATTGGTGCAGAAGGATCTGTCATCACTAATGCGTCGTATTCATCAGCAACATCGGGAGATATTGCAAACATCAATATACTTTCAGGAATTAAGAACCAGCTAGGAAATGCCACTGTTGACACTTCATCGGGTATTGATGCAGACCTCTTTGTGATTCCAGGAAACCTGTCAGTCACAATGCTAGGCATGCCTCTTGTCAACAGGGGTCAGACATACTACTTCGATTTTGGAACAGGCACTACGCTAGACAACACATATACAGTCACGAGCGTCAAACACAGCATTAAGAATGGACAGTTTACAACGTCAGTAAATCTTAACATCACAAATCAAGGCTCTATTAGAACTGTAACGTCGCTCCTTGCTAGAGATCTTGGCGTCATCAGCAAGTATGTTGAAAAGAGTACTGTTGACGTCACATCAATAAATACAACAGCGCCCTCTCCCGTCACGACTGCTTAATGTAAATTTCTACATTAAGATTATAATTCTATGTGACAATATTCATACCCGGTCATGTCGCTGGATTTGATAAAGACATCATAGTAGACGATGATAAAATCACTGTTTCAACAGCAACAAAACTGTCTGATGACATGTGGCACTTGTGTGACAAAGCACATCGGTCAATTTCCAGAATTGGCGATGCATCAAGTCGCCCAGTTAGGACTGCTTCTGTAGACCCAAGAATCGCTTGGTGGTCATCTTACACAGATCGCATTCGCTATGATCACGTTTTAGGTAAAAAACTCTTTACTGAAAACATCAAAAGAATTATTGCAGATTGCAAAAATGCATTGAATGCAAACGAGTATTTTCTCACACAGTATCAAGTCCAGAACCTCTTAATTGACAAGATTGACGCTGTTTATGCAGATAAATCTGCAGTTCATTTAGTCGATGAAAACGACTCAAGCGCCTTGATGCCAGATGAATTAGGCAAATGCAAGATTGTGGAGTACGACAACTACAGTTCGTCAACTGGGCGGATGTCTGTAAAGTCAGGTCCTAAGATTATGACGCTTGATAAGCGTCTTCGGCACGTCTTTAGGTCAAAGTGGGGTATTGATGGTGAACTAATTAGCATTGACTATAGTGCGCTTGAGCCTCGAGTCATAATGACTTTGATGGGTGAAAAGGATCTCCCACAGGACATTTATGCGTCTATTGGTGACAAGATACAGGACAGTCGTCTACAACGATCAACATTAAAATTAATGATCCTATCAGTCTTGTATGGAATGTCAAGGAAGAATTTCATAGTCAAATTTATCGAGACACCAAATCCCGATGTTATCTATGATCGCTTACAAGATGCGTTATGTGTCAAATCAATGCTCAAGAAGATTAAATCAGACGTGTCTGGTGACCAGATTGCAAATTACTACGGTCGACCTCTCAAATGCGACAATGAAAGCCTGTTTGTCAATCATTACACACAGTCAACTGCAGTCGACGTGGCTTGTGATGGTTTCTTAAAATTTGTGCAAGATAACCCATACGTCAGACCTGTATTCTTGCTTCACGATGAAATGGTTGTCGATATTCACAAAGACGACCTTGAAAAACTCACGTCTGCCTGCAAGAATGGTCTATACATCCCAAGCCTCAAAACAAACTTCTACACAACAATGAAGGTATTCAATGGAAGAAAAGATCATCAGTAATTTCGAGATGTTCCAAAAGATCCTGTCAAAGACAGGATCTCGTGCCACCGCAATCAATGATTTTGTATCCAGGCACAGTGAGCGCATCGCTGTCTGCCCTTCACACAACCTTGTGAAACGAACGACAGCTTCCCCGGGAGGTCTTGTTGAACATTCGCTTAATACATTCAAGATCGCAAGGAAACTTGTCGAGGCAACAGGTACCAGCATCAACACAGAAAGTCTCGCTGTTGTCTGCCTCCTTCATGAAATCGGAAAGATTGGCGATGACGAGAAAGACTACTTTGTGGCACAGGACTCTTCATGGCACCGCGAACGAGGTCAAGTCTATACGTACAATCCCGACCTCCCCAAGATGACTCACGAGCATAGGACGCTTTTCCTACTCCAGGCGAATGGAATAAATCTGTCAATGGACGAGTGGATTGCAATTCTAACACAACGCGGCACTGCTACTGAGGAGAATCGTTTCTACATGGGTTGTGAAAACAATCTTGCGATTATTCTGCAGTCTGCAGTTAGGATGGCGATTATGAAGGAAGAAGATATTTAGTATTATGGCAAAAGCAGAAGGCGAGAGAAATCAATACTCTTCTAGGGGCATAGGAATACCTGTAGCGGGTGCTATTGGCGGCGGAGACGATGCTGCACAGCGCATTGGCAAGCCTTACTTGCCGAAGCCTTTTAGAAGTCAAGGCGGGTTTGAAGGATCTGCAGACTCGACTTATTCCTACAAGTTAGGAAGACACCAAGTTGACGACAGAGAAGATGCTGGGGACACATTTAATTTTGATAGCATTACTTCAAGAAAAATTGCTGGACCTCGGCGCCTCTCAAGAAACGTGAAAATGAAAGGCCTGAATCAAGCAAATCTTAAAGATTTTGAAGAGTTTGGTGCCAAGGCAATATCCTCAGTCTCGATGCAATTTGAACAACGCCTCAATGAATATGTTGACATGCTATTAGGCCTTGATCAAGATGACGAAGAAGAACTTGAAGAGTTTAGCGGAGCCGGCGCTATCGCAGGCTATACACTCCCACTCGGTGCTGGACCTTCACGTAAGAAAGATTTTTACAAGAAAATGGCAAAACCTTATGGAGGAACTTATCTCAAAGATCCTCTTAAAATTAAACCAAAACCTTGAACACCCCCTCATCTAGGTTTATTATAACCTAGTGAGCTTACCTCACCAACCAAATAAGCTACACATCGTAGATTACAAATTGGAAGCTGTAAGTTGCACATTAATCATTAACTACTACTAACTAGGAAAAACAAAAAATCATGGCAATCAATTTTGACGCAATTCGCAAGAAGCTTGACAATCTCTCCGGAAACAACAAGAAGAGCAATTCTTCTTGGAAGCCCAAGGAAGGCGAGGAATACACAGTCCGCCTCCTTTCGTTCCCGAACAACGACGGTCAACCCTTCAAGGAGCTCTGGTTCTACTACAACATCGGTAACAACCCAGGCCTCCTTGCACCTTACCAGTACGGGAAGGCAGATCCTATTCAGGACCTGATCAACAAGCTTCGTGATGAGAGTACCAAGGAGTCCTATGAGCTTGCTAAGAAGCTCTACCCGAAGATGCGTTGCTACGCTCCAGTCATCGTTCGTGGTGAAGAGGACAAGGGCGTCCAGCTTTGGGCATTCGGCAAGCAGGTCTACCAGTCACTTCTCGCGATCATGGTCGATGAGGATTACGGAGACATCACCGATCCAGAGGGTGGTCGTGATGTTAAGGTCCGTTGCTTCAAGCCTAACGGAAAGAAATACACCGAGACTGAGGTCATGCCACGAGGCAAGGCATCTCCGCTTAACAACAACCAGGCGACTGCAAAGACTTGGCTCGGCAACATCCCAGACGTTTCTAAGCTCTATGAGCTCAAGACACCCGATGAGCTCAGCAAGATCGTGAATGACTGGATCAATGGTGGAATGCCCGATAGTGACGGAACAACACGCGGAGGAACAACGCAGTTAACTACTACGACTGACGAAGATGAAGATGTTCCTGCAACTAAGGCAACTGCTCCAAAGACTGCAACTAACAAGTCTTATAAGTCCATTGATGATGCATTCTCTGACTTGATGGGTGACTAAAGATTTCAGGGGCAGGTGTAATTCAACACCTGCCCCTGTATTGTTTCTACTGAAGGAGCTTAAATGGCAAGACCAAGTAAAGAAAAAAGGAGCGATGAAGTCACAGGAGATTTCACCGCTGAATTGATCTCTTCGCTCAATAAAGAGAACGGATCTCGTATCGCATACAACCTTGCTGAAGATGAGTCACCCACTCATGTTAAGCGGTGGATCTCGACAGGTTCGACGATTCTTGATTATATTGTAGCAAACAGGCGCAATGGTGGCCTTCCTGAGGGTCGTATTATTGAGATTTTCGGGCCACCCTCGATAGGCAAGTCACACATTGCAACACAGATCGCTCGAAGCACTCAACAGATGGGTGGGATCTGCGTCTACATTGACACGGAGAATGCAACATCTGTTGAGAATCTCCAGTCTCTAGGCGTTGATGTGACTAAACGATTCGTGTATGTCGACACACACTGCACGGAAGAAGTATTTGACGTTGCAGAAAAGACTATTATCAAAGCAAAGGCTATGCAGAAGAACGTTCCCATCACGATTATCTGGGACAGCGTCGCTGCATCTTCACCCAAGGCCGAGCTGTTAGGCGACTACGACAAGGAGACAATCGGTCTTCAGGCCCGAGCAATTTCCAAGGGCATGAGAAAGATCACAGGCGTCATTGGCGATCAGTCTGTCCTCATGATCTGTCTAAACCAGATCAGGACAAAGATTGGAGTTCTGCATGGAGACCCAATGACAGTCCCGGGCGGCATGGCTATTCCATTCCACGCGTCAACTCGCATCAAGCTTGGAGCAGGTCAACAGATCCAAAACAAGAATGGCGATATCATCGGAATCAACGTCTCAGCAAAGACAGTCAAGAATAAAGTCGCACCACCATTCAGGACTGCTAATTTTCAGATCCACTTCGGCAAAGGCATTGTGGAACATGAGGAAATCTTTGATGTCTTACGTGAAGCCGGCGAGCGCGAGATCAATGGAAAGATCATCTGTGTGTCAGGAACAACTCAGTGGAAGGTCTTTACTGTGACAGATGCAGTCGAAGGAAGAACGATCATCGAGAAGAAGTTCTACAAGTCAGAGTTTGGAGATCTACTCAAAAATCCTGACTACAGGGAGTATCTTGACGATCTTATTGAGGCAGTTATGGTGAGGTCGAAGGACGATCCTACTAATTTTGAGACTGCAGAAGAGGAGTCTGAGTGATGCAAGGCGAAGGAACTGTCCTTCTAGTTGATGGACTCAATCTATTCCTTCGCCACTTCACTGCCAACCCAGCAATGGGTTCAAATGGCAACCACGTGGGAGGAATCGTCGGCTCTCTATACGACCTTAATGCCATTGTGCAGAGGTTTAAGCCTCACAAGGTGTATGTCGTGTGGGAAGGCGGCGGTTCTTCCCGGCGTCGTGATATTTTTCCGGATTACAAGGCACATCGTAGACCTGAACGCTTGAATCGAATATATGCAGATGAGATCAAAACCACAGTCTCTGATCATGACAACCAGATCAAGATGTTGGTCGGTCTTCTAAAGATGCTGCCTATCAACCAACTATATGTGCCTGATTGCGAAGCTGATGATGTCATCGCATATATCTGCAGATACGAACATCCCGATGACCTGCATGTTATTCTCTCTTCAGACAAAGACTACTACCAGCTTGTGTCTGACAAGACAGTCATCTACTCTCCAACATCCAAGAAGATTATACAGATTCAAGATGTCCTAGAACGGTTCTCAATCCATCCTAATAATTTTGCTCTCGCAAAGTCTGTTTGCGGAGATCCTTCAGATAACATTCCAGGAATTTCAGGTGTTAAGTTTAAAACCCTATCTAAGCGATTTTCTAGTTTAACAGACGCAAAACCAGTTATGCTAGATGATTTTTTAAATGAGGCTCGAGAGCTTGCCGTAAATTCTAAGGTCAAGGCGCCTGGAGAGATTATTGCCAACGAATCAATCATCCGCAGGAACTGGAAGCTTGTGCATCTTGACACGGGAATCCTGTCAGGCACACAGATTAAAAAGATCCAAGACCAGTGCACAGGTTGTAAGACTGATCGAGACAAGATAGGATTCATACGACAGCTATTAAAGCTAGGCATTCAAACATTTAATGCAGACTTGATTTTCTACACATTTAGTCACATCGGAGCATAAAGTGTCGGGGACCGCACACTTCAGTCAGTACGGTAAAAGCTTTCAGGAAAAGATCTTTCAAGGCCTGTTGACAGACAGGTCTTGGGCAACACAGATGACAGAGATCATGACTCCAGAATACTTTGATCTAAAGTATCTGCAGTATCTTTGCAAGTCATATTTTGGTTATCACCAGAAGTACAAAGACTTTCCTACTCTTAATCTCCTTGTCACAATCATTCGTGACGACCTTAAAGAGGGTAAAGACACGATTCTTCGCGACCAGATCGTGGAATTTCTCCAACGGATTCGTGTCAACCCAGACATGGGTGACCTGCAATTTGTTAAAGACAAGTCTTTGGATTTTTGCAAAAAGCAAGCGATGCGGGAAGCGCTTGAAAAAGCTGTTGAGCTTATTGCAACAGACAACATTGACTCTGTCGTTGACCTTATGAAGAATGCTTTGGCAGCAGGCACACCTGCTGCAATTGGTCATGACTTCTTTGTGGATTCTGAGGCAAGGTTTATTAGAACACGTCGTTTGACATGCCCAACAGGACTTCCTCAAATTGATGCGCAAGATGTCTTAAACGGCGGTTTAGGCAGAGGTGAGTTAGGTGTAGTTGTTGCACCGACAGGTGTCGGTAAGTCACACTTTCTTGTCCAGATGGGCGCGGAGGCTCTTCGTGCAGGCAAAAATGTCGTTCACTATACCTTTGAGCTATCTGAGACAGCTGTTGGACTTCGTTATGACTCTAATCTCTGCAATATTCCAAGCAGCGACGTAATTGATCGTAAGGAAGAAGTGCTAGAATTCTATAAGAATAACACTTTAGGCCGCCTGATTATCAAGGAATATCCAACAGGTACTGCATCAGTTCAGACTTTGCGTAATCATATTGAGAAGCTTCTGCTTAAATCTTTCGTGCCGAGTGTCATCGTGATCGATTACGCAGACATTATGAAGTCATCACGTAGGTTTGATTCACTTCGACACGAACTGAAGTTAGTTTATGAAGAGTTGCGTAATGTAGCAATGGATCTCAATGTTCCAATCTGGACAGCATCGCAGGCAAATCGTGAAGCATCAAATTCAGAAATTGTGGGTCTCGAGAACATGTCTGAGGCTTACGGTAAAGCAATGGTTGCTGACGTCGTTCTTTCAATCTCCCGTAAACCAAATGAAAAAGCAACAGGTGCCGGACGTATCTTTGTGGCAAAAAATCGTGCCGGCCGCGATGGCATGCTCTACCCTATGCAAATTGATACTTCAATGTCTAAATTTAGGTTAACGGATTCTAATGAAATGACGTTAGATGATGCCATCAAATCTGATGGACACGGAATGAAAAAGCTTCTCAAAGAAAAATGGGACGAAGTTAACGCTAAGTAAAATGAAGGTATTTTAATGTTGGAGTCTTATCATGTCTTTGAACGATAGAGTCGTCGAGTATTTCGGCGGTGATGATCTTGCTGCCGATGTTTTCAACAAATACGCATTGCGTGATGTTGATGGAGAACGGCTTGAAACACTACCCACAGACACATTTCGTCGTCTGGCAAAGGAATTTGCAAGGGTGGAGGCTAAATACCCAAACCCGATGACAGAAGATGAGATCTTCGGCCTACTAGACGGCTTCAAGAAAGTCGTTCCACAGGGGTCACCCCTCTCAGGTATCGGTAATCCATACCAGCTTCAGTCGCTGTCAAATTGTTTTGTCATTGACCAACCTCACGATTCTTACGGTGGTATTCTGTTCGCAGACCAGGAGCAGGTGCAGATCATGAAACGCCGCGGAGGTGTTGGTATGGATGTGTCGAACATTCGACCAAAGGGACAGCCCACCACCAACGCAGCACGCACCACCGATGGCATCGGCGTCTTCATGGAGCGCTTCAGCAACTCCACCCGTGAGGTCGCGCAGGGTGGTCGTCGCGGTGCGCTCATGCTCACCATTGACTGTCGTCATCCTGAGATCGAGACCTTCATCGACATCAAGCGTGACCTAAAGAAGGTGACGGGTGCTAACATCTCCATCCGCTTCACTGACGAGTTTATGCAGGCAGTGGAAGGTAACACAGGCTTCTGCCTTCGCTGGCCGGTTGAGGCTCGTCCTGAGGATGCTGAGATCGTCAAGATGGTTGATGCGAAGCAGGTCTGGGATAAGTTTGTCGATGCTGCTTGGACATCGGCTGAACCAGGCGCACTCTTCTGGGATACTGTAGTCAACCAGGGAATCGTTGACCGATATCGAGATGTCGGATACAAGACGATTTCCACGAACCCATGCGGCGAGATCCCACTCAGCCCATACGACAGTTGTCGCCTAATGGTCGTCAATTTAACTTCATTTGTCATGGACCCGTTCACAGATAACGCTCGGTTTAATTTTGATCAATTCAATGACGTCGTCATGAAGGCACAGCGTCTCATGGACGATCTTGTAGACCTTGAGATAGAGTG